CAGCATCAAGGCGCTGACGGAGCATTAGGATAATGAGACTAATTAAAGAAGTTACAGAAGAGATCCAATACATTTCTGAGCTTAACGAAGAGACTGGTAAGAAGTCACACTTCATTGAAGGTGTTTTCTTGCAGTCAAACCTCAAGAACCGTAATGGTAGAATGTATCCTAAAGAGGTGATGCAGAAAGAGGTTGCTCGTTACACAGCAGAATCTATCGATAAGAAAAGAGCATACGGCGAGTTAGGACATCCAGATGGCCCTACAGTAAATCTTGACCGTGTATCTCATATGATCGTGGGTCTTAAAGAAGACGGCGATAACTATATCGGCAGAGCAAAGATACTTGATACACCTATGGGTCGTATTGTAAAAGAACTTATTGGCGAGGGTGCAAGCTTAGGCGTTAGCTCTCGTGGATTGGGTTCACTTAAAGAAAGAAACGGCGTCAATGAAGTGCAAGAAGACTTCATGTTAGCAACTGCTGCTGATATTGTTGCCGACCCTTCTGCTCCTGATGCTTATGTACAAGGTATCATGGAAAATAAAGAGTGGACATTTGTGAACGGTATTTGGCAAGAACAAGAACTTGAAGAATCAAAAAAACTGATTCACGCTGCAAGTGCAAGTGAACTTGAGGCAGTTAAGTTAGAAGTCTTTGAAAGTTTCTTAAACAAATTATCTAAAATTTAAATTTTTATAAATATACATTAGAACAAAGAAATACAATCTAATAGGAGAATAAACATGGGTGTAGAATCCAAGATCCGAGAGCTTATGGAGGGCGCAGCAAATCGTCCTAAGGATAAGTCACAGGGTGACGCTTCTAGTCCTGCTCAAGGTGGTTCAGACGCTAACCCTGAAATGCAAGACCTTAGTGGTACTGGCAATGCAGAAGGCGGCTTAACCTCAGAAGTAGGCAAAGCGGCATCAGCTAAGAAAGGAAAAGACACTACTTTACCTAAAGGACAAGGCGCTGGTAAAGCTCCTAACTTTGATGACAAAGCAGAGAAAGTATCTGGTCTAGCAGCAGAAGAAGTTGAAACTGAAGAAGAAGTTATTTCTGAAGAAGAAGCAGATGTTGTTGAAGACGTTATCGCTGAGGAAGAAGAAGTAGTTGCAGAAGCAGAAGAGATTACTGAAGAAGAATCTATTGAAGAGGCAACTCTTTTCGAAGCCGATCTTAATGCACTCTTTGCTGACGAAGAGCATCTTACAGAAGAATTTAAAGTAAAAGCAGCAGAAGTATTTGAAGCTGTTGTTACTTCAAGAGTTACTGCTGAAATTGCAGAGATAGAAGAAGAATTGACTGAGGCTGCAAACAAAGAATTTGAATCGCAGCTAGAACAAATGACAGAGAACATTGATAAGTATCTCGGATATGTTACTGAAAACTGGATGGCAGATAATCAAATTGCTATCGAAAGCGGTGTTCGCACTGAAGTAACTGAGTCGTTTATTAAAGGTCTACAGCAAGTTTTCACTGAGCATTATATAGATGTCCCAGAAGAAAAGTATGATGTGATGACTGAAATGCAAACACAGATTGATAGCCTTACTGCTAAACTAGACGAAGAAGTTGAGTCTAAGATGTCAGCGGAACACGAAGCTATTACTTTGAAGAAGCAAGCAGCGTTTGCTAATATTTCAGAAGACCTAGCGTCAACTGAAAAAGAAAAATTTGCAACATTAGTTGAAGACATTACTTATACTGGTATGGATTCTTATGAGCAAAAACTTCAAGTTGTTAAGGAAAACTATTTTCCAAAAGAAGCAGCACCGGAAGATCAACTTGAAGACACTTTTGAGGCTACCAACGAAGTAACTAATACAGTTATGTCTAAGTATGCTCAGGCAATTTCAAAAACAACTAAATTTTAATTAAACCGAAAGTAAACTTTTTATAAATAGTACTATTAATAATAAAACTGAAAACCAAGGAGACTTAAATGTATCTTTCAGAGCAAATTGAGAGCAAGTGGGCACCAGTCCTCGAGCATGCTGACCTGCAGCCTATTGCAGATCCGTACAAGAAAGCTGTTACCGCTGTAGTTCTCGAAAATCAAGAAAAAGCCCTTTTTGAAGAAAAAGGCATCATGGAAGCAACTCACGTTAACCAAACAGGTGCCGGCGTAGATAACTACGATCCAATCCTAATTAGCCTCGTCCGTCGTGCGCTTCCCAATCTAATGGCATATGATGTTGCTGGCGTTCAGCCGATGACTGGACCTACTGGTCTTATCTTCGCCATGAAGTCACACTACACTAATATGACAGGCACTGAAGCTTTGTTCAACGAAGCTGATACTGATTTCTCAGGTGGCGGTACTCATGCTGGTTCAAACCCAGTTGATGGTACTTACACTACTGGTGCTGGCGTTGCTACTGCAACTGCTGAAGGCTTCGGTGACGGAACTACTTTGAACGAGATGGCTTTCTCAATTGAGAAGACTACTGTTACAGCTAAGTCTCGTGCATTGAAAGCTGAGTACACTGTAGAACTCGCACAAGATCTCAAAGCAATTCATGGTCTTGACGCTGAGTCAGAGCTTTCTAACATTCTTTCACAAGAAATTCTTGCTGAAATTAACCGTGAAGTTATTCGTACAATCTACAAAGTCGCTAAGACTGGTTCTGCATCTACTGCAACACCTGGTACTTTCGATCTTGACGTTGACTCAAACGGTCGTTGGTCAGTTGAGCGTTTCAAAGGCTTGTTGTTCAACATCGAGCGTGACGCTAACGTAATTGCACAAGATACTCGTAGAGGGAAAGGTAACTTCATTATCTGCTCTTCAGACGTAGCATCAGCGCTTGCAATGTCAGGTGTACTTGATTACGCTCCTGCACTACAAACTAACCTCAGCGTTGACGATACTGGCAACACTTTCGCAGGTGTTCTTAACGGTCGTTACAAAGTTTATATCGATCCATACAGTGCTAACACTGGTTCAGCATCACAGTTCTACGTTGCTGGATACAAAGGTACTAGCCCTTATGACGCAGGCATCTTCTATTGCCCATACGTTCCTTTACAAATGGTTCGTGCGATTGACCCTGAAACCTTCCAGCCTAAGATCGGCTTCAAGACTCGTTACGGCATGGTTGCTAACCCATACGTTACACAGACTGATGGTACTACTGACGGTGATACATTCACTGCTTCACGTAACCAGTACTACAGGAAAGTCAAAGTACAAAACTTGATGTAAGCATCAAAAATAAAAAGAATTGCTCAAAGCAATCTATTTTGAAAGGGCTCTTCGGAGTCCTTTTTTTGGCCTAAAAACTGTGTAACAATTTGTGTAAATCTATATTTAAGAATTTTTCGTATTATAAATAGTAAACATAAACTAAACTAACGAAGGTGCATTATGAAAAAAATATTATCAATGATTACATTCTTTGCGATAGGATTTGTTGCCGGCGGCGTCAACGGACAAACCTATACAGCAGAAGTGGCAGATATCATTAATGAAAACTGTGTAGTGTGTCATCGTCAAGGCGGCATTGGACCAATGAGCTTTGAAACATACGAGCAAGTAAGACCTTGGGCGCCGCTGATTGCTATGAAAGTAGCAAGTAGAGAAATGCCTCCTTACGCCTATGATCATGGAATTGGTATTCAAGACCTTCAAGGCGATTGGAGACTAGCTCAACAAGATATTGATAGTATAGTAGAATGGGTAAACAGCGGATCAAAGTATGGTAATCCTGATACATTGGTAGCTTCTCCAGATTTAGGTGATACTGAAGCTTGGAGTTTCGAAGGCGACTTCGGTGCACCAGATGCAATTATTCCTTCTGTAGCAATAGACATTCCTGCAAACGGTAACGATTTATGGCACAAGCATTTAGTTCCAACAGGACTTACTGAAGATCGTTGCATTAAAGCAGTACAAGTTAAGCCACGGGGCGAAGCTAAAGCAGTCGTACATCACGCCAACTCTAATGTGGTTATTGATGGAGGCCGTGAAGGCATGCTGACCGAGTATGCTATGGGAAAATGGGGAGAGATTGTTCCAGAAGGAGTATGCAGAATTCTTCCAGGGAACGCAGAAATTAGATGGGATATTCACATGTTCCCCGGCGGACTTGGTGCGATGGCACCAGGATCAGTCATTAAAGACAACGTGGTAGAGATCGGCCTTTGGTTATACTCTGACGAAGAGAGCAAGGCACTTAAATACAAGCAAGATTTGTCGCTTTATCGCTTAGGGAATCAGGACGATCTAGTAGTTCCTCCTCATGGTTATGCAATGACTCAAGGCTTTCACAGTTTTGATCATCCAGTAAGACTAGATAGTTTTCAGCCACATGGTCACTTGCGTATGAATGCAGCAAGCCTTGAAATCTTCTACCCAGAGACTGGTCGTACTGAGCAAGTCAGTCAGATAAGCAAGTGGAGTGCAACATGGCACCACAGTCATCTATATTCGCCTGAAGCCGCTCCTTTGATTCCAGCAGGTGCAGTTATTATTCTCAAGCAATGGTATGACAATACAGCAGAGAATCCAAATAACCCAGATCCTGATATGTATGTAATGGGCGGTTCAAGAACTGGTGATGAAATGACGCACAGCTGGTTAGCCATCACTCATTTAGATGACGAAGGATTTTCTGAACTCAAAGCAAAACGAATGATAGCAGGCAATGACTAAAATACAATTAATATTAGCAAGTATTATTATAGCAAGTTGTACTAGTTCTGGCTACAATGGATCGCATGAGGTCGATTGGATGCCAGATCGAGTAGTTTGGGAACAAAATATTATAGACTGTAGAAGAGCAACTGTTTGTAGAGCAGAAGATCTTTTTAAGCAGTGATAAACCAATTAGGATGATAGTAGAAGATGATTAAATTTATTAAAATATTAGCAGTATCAACATTTTGTATTGTTTGGACTAGCATAGCAGTTCATGCAGATGAGTTTGATTCAGTAAAAATGAAATGGAGAACCTGTGCAGCCTGTCACGGCAATGAAGCACAAGGCAAGCCAGGATTTCCTAGTCTTAACTGGATGGAAGAAGATTACATCGTAGAAGCATTGACTGACTACAAACAAATGATTACCCGTGGTGACATGAGTGGTATTATGTTTGGTCAAGCAGCAACGCTATCAGATGAGGAAGTTGTACAGATGGCAAAATATATTAAGGAACTAAAAAATGACTAGACTAAATACAGCAGTAAGTACATTTGCAATCCTAGTTTTTATGCTAGGAGCAAAAGCAGAAGCAGCAGAGATTGATTATGCAGAAAATGTAGCACCTATCTTTGTAGAGCAGTGTCAGAGCTGTCACAGAGAAGGCGGCATTGCTCCTTGGGCAATGACTGACTACAGAATGCTTCAAGCATTCGCACCTGCAATCAAAGAAGCAGTTACATCATTAAGAATGCCACCAGGACAGATTGATCGTAAGTATGCAAAGGATATCATAAATCATCGTACACTAAATGATTTAGAAATGGAAACTATTGTAGAGTGGGTCAATGCAGGAGCACCTGTAGAAGGTGACAGAGATCCACTAACAGAAACTGTTTACTCTACATCAGAGTGGGTACACGGCGAGCCTGATATGATCATTGAAGTACCTCCTATGGAGATTCCTGCAGGTCCTTCAGCAATTCCTTATCGTTATGTCAGTGTACCCACTGGTTTAACAGAAGACAAGTGGTTGCGTGGATCGGAGTATTTGCCTTCAGAGCCTACTGTGATGCATCACATGCTAAACTCAGTCGTACTTCCTGGTAAAGGCAGTATGAATATTCTAGGCGCACAAGGTGGCGGACAAGCTGAGATGAACTTTGCGAGTGTCTCTGCTTATGTTCCAGGTGGTGATCCAGATTTTTATGACGAGAATACTGGCGGATTACTTCGTGCAGGTTCAATTGTAAATCTACAGTTACACTACACACCAGACGGCACTGCTAGAACAGACAACGCACGAATTGGGTTGTACTTCCATGACGAAGGCGTAGTACCAGAAGAAAGAATGGCAGGCGATTGTGCTTGTATATTCCCGCAAACTTGGACACCGATTCCGCCGTACGATCCTAACTTTGTACAGACAGCAGAAGTAGTATTAAAGAACGATGTTAACTTGCACACATTCTTACCACACATGCATTTCCGTGGTAAGAGTATGAAAGCAACTGCATTCTACCCAGACGGCAGCAGTGAAGAGTTGATTGATGTTCCTGTGTACGACTATGCTTGGCAGCTTTCATATACATGGAAAGAGCCTAAGCCCTTACCCAAAGGAACTCGTTTGTTTGTAGAAGGCGCATTCGATAACTCAGTAGACAACAAGATGAACCCTGATCCAAGCGCCACTGTGATGTGGGGGCAAATGTCTGAGCAGGAAATGTTCTTCGGAGCGTTCACTTGGAAGAATGCAGAATAAGTTATTTTTATAAATAGTAGAAACGAGATAGAGAGAGGCTGTAACTTCTCTCTATCTCTAAACAAGTGAAACTAATAAGGAGAATCACATGTCTACTACTACTTATAACATTGTATATAAGACTACCAACCTTGTCAATAACAAAATATATATTGGCGTCCATTCTACCAATGATCTTGATGACGGCTACTTCGGATCTGGTACTGCATTAAAATACTCTATAGAAAAACATGGTATAGATAATTTCTCTCGTGAAATATTATATTTCTTTGCCACAGCAGACGAAGCCTACGCTAAAGAAAAACAGCTAGTCACTGAATCTTTTGTTTCTCGGCAAGATAATTATAATATGAAGCCAGGAGGTTATGGCGGATTCAATTCCCCTACAAAAGAACAACGAAGAGCAATTTCAATTCGGGTGTCCGGCGAAAATAATCCAATGTATGGCCAAGGCGAGAAACTTCTTGGTGAAAAGAATGGGATGTTCGGAGCAGATAGACCTGACGAATGGTGTAAACAGCACTCATCATTTATGAAAGGCAATAAAAATGCCGTGGGAGCAAACTGGTCAGAAGAAGCTAGAAAGAAAAAATCTGAGCAGATGAAAAAAGTTGTAAAGAAACGAGCTGCCTGCATCAAGTGTCACAAAGAAATCACAATACAAAATTTAGGTAGGCACTACGCAACTCATAATAATTTGACAATAGAGTAACATAAAGTAACAACATAATGTCACTTATCTACTCATTTTAGGTTCTAGAAGTTATATATAGTAATGAGTGTTTTATCAAGGCGCTCATTTACTTTAACTTTATTTTGCTCACAAGGCAAGGAATTAAAAATGATTATCGGCGCAAAGACAGCCAAACTAGAAACAGTTGTTACTTTTATGTTAGCGTTAGTAGTAACCTCACCTGTAGTACTCGCAGCAATCGCAGTAATTTAAGCGTTATAAATAGTAATATAGAAAGACAAGGATATTACTATGGTAAACGTTTTAGCAAATGTAACAGAATCAACATGGGACGCTAGTAACCCTGGTGAATTAGACTATCTAAAGCCTAATGGTTTTAAGTTTAAGATTCACAATTTACCTAGTGTCTCATTCTTTTGTCAGTCTGCAAACATTCCAGATGTTTCAATGGGATCTCCCCAAGTTGCTACACCTCTTGTTGATTATTATCAGCCAGGAGATAAGCTTGCCTATGGTGAGCTAAATATTCGTTTTCTTATTCAAGAAAATATGAACAACTATAATGAAATATATGAATGGCTAGTCGGACTAGGCTTCCCAGAAAGTCATAAACAATATACTGATTTTTCTAATAGTCAGTCATATCGCTTCCCTACCATAAACCCATCAAAGCAAAGATCGCTCGGCAACTTTAGCGATGCATCTTTGTTTATTCTTGATTCAAATAATAATACAATAAAAACAATAGTGTTTCAAGATGCGTTTCCGGTTTCTCTTAGTGGTCTTGAGTTTGAGATAAGTTCCGGTAGCACTGAATATTTTCAAGGAGTTGCTGCGTTTAGATACAGACAGTACAAGATTACAACGCCATAAATATGATATATATTATGAGGTTTTATTATGATTACATTGAACGAACTACAAGACACATGGAAAACAGACTGCAAAATAGACGAACTCAACCTTGGCAGTGAGTCTATAAAAACCGCAGAGCTTCACTCTAAGTATCTCAACCATCTAACTAACTTTAAGCTACAGCTAAGAAAGTTTGAATCTCAAATGCTTACTCTTCGTAGAGTGAAGTGGAGATACTTTCGTGGCGAATTATCCAAACTAGAACTAGACGATTTAGGTTGGGAGCAGTACTTAGGTCCACAGCCTTTGAAAAATGAAATGCAAGAATACCTAGACAGCGACTCTGAAATTATCAAAATAAATGATAAGCTAGATTATGTAAGAGCTTGTTTGTACCAATGTGAGTCTATTATGAAGTCACTAAATAGTAGAACATGGGATATAAAAAATGCTGTGGAATTTATGAAGTTTACCAACGGAAGTTTTTAGTGATTAGAGTAATAAAAAAAGACGAAGCATATTTACGAGTAGAAACAGACCCTAGTACATCTCAAGAAATCTGTGATTTTTTTACATTTGAAGTTCCTGGTGCTAAGTTTATGCCTAGCTATCGGGCTAGAGTGTGGGACGGAAAAGCTAGATTGTTTAACATGTATCGCCAAGAACTATATGTAGGCTTGTTGCCATATTTACAAGAGTTTGCAGATACATTAGAATATACGGTTGAAGTTGATATTGCTAAAATAGGTGACCCGGTATCGTCACAGTATGTTGAAGCGTTTGCTAAAAAACTAAATCTACAAAGCGCAGGCAAAGATATTGAAATACGAGATTACCAAGTAGAAGCTGTTAAGCATTCTATCAACAAAGGCAGAGCGTTACTTCTATCACCTACTGCTTCAGGCAAATCTCTCATCATATACAATCTTGTTAGATATCACCAACATCTTGGAAGAGAGCAGCTCCTCATCGTACCTACTACCTCTCTAGTTGAACAGATGTACGGAGATTTTAAAGACTACTCAACTGCAAATGATTGGGACGTGGCTGAAAACTGCCATAGAATATATGGCGGCAAAGATAAAACAATAGAACTGCCAGTAACTATTTCTACTTGGCAATCTATTTACAAATATCCTAAATCTTGGTTTGATAGATTTGATGTTGTCTACGGTGATGAAGCTCACAACTTTAAAGCTAAGTCTCTTACTTCCATATTAGATAAATGTACTGATGCAGCTTATCGTATTGGAACAACAGGCACACTTGATGGCGCCAAAACCCACAAGCTAGTGTTAGAAGGTATCTTTGGTTCAGTCAAAAAAGTTATTACTACTAAGAAGTTAATGGATGATAATGCAGTTGCCAGCCTTGATATAACTTGTTTAGTATTAGAATATTCTGATGTTGAGCGTAAGCTAGTTAAAGGTATGACGTATCAAGAAGAAATGGATTGGATTGTAAGTCATCCTGTTAGAAATACTTTTCTAAAAAACTTATGTACTACACAAACAGGTAACACCTTAGTATTGTTTCAATATGTTGAGAAGCATGGGAGAGTGTTATATGACCTTATAAATAATAAGGTAGGCGATACTAGAAGTGTGTTTTTTGTGTATGGTGGAACTGCTACTGAACAACGTGAAGAAATACGAGCGTTAACAGAAACAAAAGATGATGCAATTATAGTTGCCTCATACGGAACTTTCTCTACTGGTATTAACATTAGGAATCTTCACAATATAGTATTTGCGAGTCCTAGTAAATCTAGAATAAGAAATCTACAATCCATTGGTAGAGGACTTAGAAAAGGTGATAACAAAACAAGTTGCAATCTCTTTGATGTAGGTGATGATATATCCTGGAAGTCAAAGAAAAACTATACACTCGGTCATATGGTTGAACGAGTAAAAATATATAATGAAGAAGGGTTTAAATATAAACTCGTTAAGGTACCCATTAATGTCTCATAACTATAAAATTGTAAACCTAATAAATGGTCTTAATATCGTAGGTGATTTAGAATACACCGCAGAAGAAGTTGTAGTTAAGTACCCGTTAGAGATTGCTGCTAAACCTATCAATAATGAAGCAGGTGTTTTAATAGGAGAACATATGGTTCTTCGACCTTATCTTGTAATGACCGATGATGTTGAAGTTAATATTCATCAAATCTCTGTTGTTGCCATTTCTTCTTTGAGCGAAAAGCTTTGGGGGTCTTATGAGGATATGGTTGAAAACGTCTATCTAAAAGAGATTTCTTTTGATGGTAATTTTATTAAAGAAGATGCTAACGAATTGCCAGAAGACATTACAAACATGGATGATGAAGAACTTGATTACCTACAAGAACAACTAGACTTAATTGCTAATGGTAATAAAGATAAAACCTATCATTAAGGTATCCCTTTCTTTCTAACAGAATCATTATAACAAGGTGTTCGGTTAGTGTCAAGCATTACTTAACATTATTATCAATTAATTTAGCTTGACAAAGGATGGTTTTTTTAGTATTATTATATTATGATTTCAATTGGAGACTAATATGTCAAAAGAAAAGAACGCCCACTATGTAGACAATAAAAAGTTCTATGCAGAAATAACAGTGTGGAAACAACAGTGGGATGAGTCAGTAGCTAAAGGCGAACCTACACCTCAATGCACACACTATCTCGGTGAATGTTTTGTTAAGATTTCAAATCATCTCGCATATAAATCAAACTTTGTAAACTATACTTTCAGAGATGAAATGATTCTAGACGGCATTGAAAACTGTTTGCGCTATGCTGATAGGTTCAACCCAGAGAAATCTAAAAATCCGTTTGCATACTTCACACAGATTACTTACTATTCTTTTATTCGCCGAATTAAGAAAGAGGCAAGACAAACCGAAACGGCTATGAATTACTTACAGAGTATTGACTTGCAGCAATTGCTAGACGAAGTTGAAGGTGATTCCGGTAGCTATGAATATCTCAAGTGGGTTCAAACTCAAGTAGATTTGAATGCCAAAGAAAAACAAAGCCTAAACTCTATTTCGGATAAAAAAACTGTAAAAAGAAGACCCAAGTATTTTGATAAAAAAGAAGAAGAGCTTGACATATAATAATAGTTGTAGTATACTGTATTTAAAACTAACAGGACTATTATATAATGAAAGTACGTTACTCCGAGATATTTTATAGTTTTCAAGGCGAAGCTGAACTTGCCGGAACACCGACAACTTGGCTTCGATTCTTCGGCTGTAATTTAGAATGTAATGGATTTGGTCAAGACAACCCTGCCGATACAACGACACACGAACTTCCGTATAAAGACTTTGACACTAGCAATATAATTGCCGTTGAACAATTGCCAGTGTGGGAATTCGGATGTGATTCCTCATACTCTTGGTCTATGAAGTACAAACACTTAGCTCAAGATGCTACCCCCGAAGTTGCTGCTGATAAGCTAGAAGCATTGCTTCCTCATGGAAAGTTTACTCATCCTGAGACTGGTCAAGAAAACATGCTTGCTTTTACAGGCGGCGAGCCAATGTTACAACAAAAGCAAATGAAAGCTATTGTAAATGAGTTCTTAATCAGAGGCAACCCTCCGAAGATTATCACTGTTGAAACTAATGGCACTAAAAAACTCAGTGCAGACTTAAAAAACTTTATCAATGATTATCTATCTGAGATGGGCATTCGTTGGCATTGGGCTATTAGTCCCAAAATACTACACACTTCAGGTGAAACTGGTGCGGTTGATGTAGACATGTTTATGTCGTACATTGACGGCGTGTACGGTACCGGGTGTCTCAAGTTTGTATGCAATGGTTCTGATGCTTCATGGGCAGAAATAGAACGATATGTCAAAGAAGTTATTGTTTATTGCAACGGAGCAGAGATAACTGTTCCTGATATATGGATCATGCCCGTAGGGGCAACAAAAGAAGAACAGGAAACTGTTGCTGACATTGTAAACGAATCTATGAGACGAGGATATAAAGTAGCAACTCGTAATCACGCATATGTGTATGGCAATCAGATAGGAACTTAATTATGCAGTTTAAAGATGACAAACTATTTGTAGATTGGACTGACATTGATGCCTTCTGTTTAGAGATGGCACACGAAGGAAGTCGGTTGGGCATTGATAAAGTTGTCGGTGTTTCTCGTGGCGGGCTAATACCTGGTGTTATTATTTCACATTTGATGGGAGTGCCTTTTGATTCAATCACTTGGCAAACTCGTGACGGCGATAATCGAGATACTAAAAAAGTTCTAAATTTTAATAATCCTAAATATATGATAGTAGATGACATGGTTGACAGTGGCAAGACTATGATAGACTTGATGTGTCTTGCTCCTGACGCAGTTAAAGCGGTTATCTTTAATAAAAAAGAAGATGTATTACTTGACATTGTAGGTCAAGAGTTATATAATGTAAGCGAATGGGTAGTCTTTCCTTGGGAAAATAATTAACAGGATAATATGATGAGAACTAGCACTGTAAGACAAATTCCGTATGTTGGTTCTGGATCTTCAGGCCCAGATACGATTTATGTGGTAGACTTCTATGAAAATAGCATTAAGGTTGAAACCAGAGAATTCGTGAACAAAAGTGTACATTATGCAGAATCTGCTGCAAGAAATTGGGACGCAGGGATAATTAAAAATGATAAGTAAACAGATTAAAACTAGATTACAACGAGCAGGTAAGCGTTTTCATGCCGCAGATAATATTTCTGAGTTTATGCATGAGGGAGACCATGAAGAATTAATTGAAGAGCTTACTGACAAATTTCAAGGTGTGTTAGAGAGCCTAGTTATAGATGTTGATAACGATCCGAATAGCATAGACACTAGCCGAAGGTTAGCTAAAATGTATATAAACGAGATAATGTCTGGTCGTTATAACGATATGCCTAAAGTAACTTCATTTCCTAATGAAGGCCAATATGATCAGTTGATAATAGTTCGGTCAGATATCAAGTCAATGTGTTCACATCATCATCAGCCAGTTACTGGTATCTGTTACATAGCTTGTTTGCCCGGAGATAACGTTATTGGTCTTTCTAAGTACACTAGGATAGCACAACATTTAGCTCAACGAGGACAGCTTCAGGAAGAGTTGACTGAAATGATTGCAACCGAAATAGAGATGCTTACACAGGCTCCGGCTGTTGGTGTTTATATTCGTGCCCGTCACGGTTGTTGTGAGAATAGAGGAATTCGTTCTTCAAATAGTTCAACACAAACTACTGTACTGAAGGGTGCTTTGAAAACAGACGCTGCGTTACGAAATGAATTTATGCACAATATTCAAATTCAGGAACATCTATGCGGATAAAACAAACTGATAGACAGGTCGTTGTAGATCTAGAGACACTAAGTACTCGCCCAAATGCTTGCATTGTTTCTATAGGTGCGGTTGCATTTAATCTACAAGACGGTATACTAGATGAGTTCTTTATAAATGTTGACGCAAGCAATTCCCGTAAACATGGTTTGCATATAGACCTAAATACAATTGAATGGTGGAAACAACAATCTAAAGAAGCACAAGAAGCATGGCAGCAAGACCCTCAGCCTCTTGATTATGCACTGGAGAAGTTTGCTGAGTTTTATCAAACAGGAAATCCCATATGGGGAAATGGTTCTAGCTTTGATATTACAATTCTAGAATCTGCATACTATGCTGTCGGTTGGGACAAGGACAAAGTGTATGGAAAACACTTACCTTGGAAGTTCTGGGATATATATGACATGCGTACATTGACTAGCATATTAGGCAAGAAACTTGAAAAAACAGGTGTAGACCACAATGCACTTGACGATGCGATGGCAGAAGCAAAATTATTAATTGAGATGTTAAAATCGTGAAATTAGAATACGTTGCATCAGGCACATCATTTATGCAGCTTGCCAAACTTAAAGAACATCCAGAAGCGGCTGCTGTAGTTAACAACATGTTCGCTGACATCTTTGGTGATCAACCAGGACACACATTTTCAATATTGTATAATGCTTGGGCAGAAAGTTCTTATGGTGAAAAGCTGAGTGTACTGAAGCCATCTATTCATAACTTACACGCAGACTCAGGTGGGTTACAGATGGTCACACTCGCCCACAAATTGCCTAAAGGCACTAATATGAATACCCTCAGAGAAGAGGTATATCATAATCAAGCCGAGTGGGCTGACGTTGGCATGTGCTTTGATGAGATTCCTGTAGTCACTACCGGGGCATCAGATAGAAACGATACTAGCAACAGGTACTTTGACAGGGAGAATCGTCACAAGTATGCACAACAAACTGCTGACAACGTAGCTCGTCAAATTGAAGTCTTCAAAGAAAATAATAGTTCGTGTAAGCCTTTTATGATTTGTCAAGGCGGCGACTTAGAAACATATCTCGAATGGATTGATACTATCTTAAAAACTGTGCCTGAGGGAGATCATCATCGCATAGGCGGAGTAGCAATGGGGGGCGCTGCATTAGGCACAGGCCCTCTAGAAGATATCCAAAAAGCTTTCTTTGCTAGTCAAGTTCCTGTTAGAGATGAGAATGGCAAACTACATCTTCATGTATTAGGCGTAGGATCTATTACCCGAATGATACCTTATCTTATCTTTTTACAGAATGGATCATATGGAAATGTTCACATGTCGTATGACTCTACTACACACTCTAGAGGGGTAGAAACAGGTATGTATTATATCAGAGGAGAGATTAGAAACGGAGAACACATTCCAGGTCCTGGTAGAACAATGAATTTCACTAGAGCCAAGAGTGCAGACTCTGTAGTGGTAGGAGAACCGGGTGAATCTTGTCCTGACTTACAATATGATATTTTAATGGATGACATAAATCGTGTATACAATCTTGGCATGACAAAAGAAAGGTTTCACGAGTGTCTAAACGTTCCTACAGTTCCTTATATGGAAAAATATGGAGAACTCAGTACTTGGTATACTGCAAGAAACGCATTGTGCTGTGTATCTATTAAAAACTTTATGGATGAACTTGAAGAACTTATAAACGATAAAGATAAGTTATTACAATTAGCCAACAAAAGATACCCTGGAATTTCAGGTCAACAATTATTTGACGTTAAAGATATAGATTCTTTTAATGCTTGGATGGATCGTTGGGGTGGTATCTTTAAGGAAAAGAAAAAATCTAAAAGTATTTCACACACTAAGCCAGTAGAAGAAATACAACTAGATTTTACATGAGCAGTTATTATTTAACTTAGGAGTATATATTATGGATCAACAGAAAGTACGCAATGCAATTGAAGAGATGTCAAACTCAATGACTCGAATGGACGCAGAGCGTGATCTAATTAAAGAGATTGTAGAAAAAATCCACGAGGAAGAATTCTTAGACAAGCGAGTGATCCGGAAAATGGCTCGGGTATATCACAAGCAAAACTTTGCGGAAGAGTCTACCATCAACGAAGAGTTCGAGACTCATTTCAAAAATATTATGAGTTAGATATTGACAAAGCAAAAATATTCTGTTATTATATACAGACACTAGAGGAATATCTTATGAATGTTTTTGCTTTGCACACAGACCCAGTAATCGCTGCTCAAATGCATGCCGATAAACATGTGGTAAAAATGATTATAGAGTATGCACAACTAATGTCCACAGCACATCGTGTGCTAGACGGCTCGCTGTATCAAGACAAAACCTCTAACGGAAGAAGCATCAAGCGTTGGTCATTACCGAATGGGGTGTTAGAGAGCGTGGTGTATAAAGCATCGCATGTCAATCACCCTTCTGGTATTTGGTGCCGAAAAACATCTGAAAATTACCAGTACCTATATACTATGTGGAAAGAATTATGTGCAGAGTATACACATCGGTATGGTAAAATTCACTTGACACAGCAGAAGCTAGAGAGTATACTATCTGTTACTCCTGTTAATATTCCACACGGAGAATTGACAGAATTACCACAAGCAATGCCAGACGATGCAAAACTTCCTAATGTTGTAGAGGCTTATCGTAATTACTACAGAGTCTACAAGCGAGGTTTCGCTAGGTGGACTAAACGACAAACACCGGAGTGGTTCAATGCCAGTGACTAATAGAAATATTCGTGTTAGCTTTCAGAAAGAAGGCATACACAAATATCCAGCAGCTAAAGATTTGAAGGGGGTAGAGTTTTTACAATACCCTCATCGCCACATCTTTCATTTCTATGTAACATTAGAAGTTAATCATAACGACCGAGATGTGGAATTCATTTTGTTCAAGCGTGAGCTAGAGTCTCTGTTTGAATCAGGTGCAATGCAAGCTGACTACATGTCATGCGAAATGATGGCAGAAGAACTTTTAGGATACATTGAAGAAACATATCCTAATAGAACAGTGCAAGTTGAAGTTTATGAAGATGACGAAAACGGAGCAATATTAAATAATGCGTAAATTATTTTACATGGGATTAGAAAGTTACGAAGCACGATACACTCTTCAACTGCAAGAATGGAACGAGCGTGTATTTAAACTTCGTGGTGTTGATTATGAAGTTATCCGAGGGCAAGAGCTAGACAATAGCCAAGCTATTGTAACTGGTAGTGTACTTGATGCTCATGGTAGAACATACTATAGCATGTCACAGCACATGTCGTTAATTCAGAAAATGAAAAATGGTGAAGTAACTAGTGATGATGTAATCTTTTATGAAGATATGTTTACTCCTGGGTTAGAATGTTTACCTTATATCATGCAACAAAGTCCTGCAGAATATCGTCCTAAAGTATTTCTTCGTTTCTTAGCACAGTCTGTAGATCCAGATGATTTTATAGTTCGTGAAGGTATGTTTGACTGGATGCGTAAGTACGAAGAAATGGTAGATCAATTTGTTGATGGTATCATGGTAGCATCAGAAGAATTCGTAGCACATCTTCGTATTGCAGGTATCAAATGTCCGATCTATGTCACAGGTCTGCCTTTTGGCAAATCAGAAGTCCAAGAACGAGTTTCTAATCAGATACCCATAGTTGATAGGACGAATCGTGTAGCATACTCTTCTAGGTGGGATGATGAAAAACAGCCTCACTTCTATATGGATCTAGCAGAAGAATACTACAAGGTTGATCCTACAATGGAGTTTTCTATATTTTGTGGGCACCCTGAACTAAAAAGTAATAAACAGGAATATGTAGATAGAGCAATGTTTTTGCAAGATAGCAACACTGCTAATTTTAAAGTATACACTGGACTAAAGAAAAACGATTACTATAGTTTGCTTGCTGATAGTAAAATACTATTCAATTGTGCGTTACAGGATTGGGTTAGTAATACAGTGAGCGAAGCTGATACTATGGGCTGCTTGACACTATTTCCAGCATACAGAAGTTTTCCAGAAGTATTTGCTAACAATGGCAATCACATGTATATTCCTTGGTCTATCGAGGATGCGTTAGAAAAGTTAGGAAGAATGGTATTAAGCATTGACAACTTAGACACATCTATGTATAATATAGGCAAGATTAGTGATTATCAGAATGGAACTATTGACAGGACATTAGATAGTATACTGACTGAAGATGCAAACCTTAGAGATCGTACATCATTTCGTAAATATGTAGCAAAGGCAAAGTATGAATAAAAATGTATTAGTAACTGGCGGCAATGGTTATATAGGTCACCAAACTGTTATTCAATTAAAAGAAAATGGCTTCAATCCAATTGTAGTTGATTGGGTAGCAGATGCTGCAAAGACTTCTTATACATATTCATTCGATGACAATCATGTCCTAGAAATAATGAAAGTACATGAAGTTGAAACCGTTATACATTTTGCGGCTGACCACGAAGTTGGTAGGAGTGTAGAAGAGCCTTCTGTATTCTACAACAATAATATACTTGCAAGTGTTAAACTCTTAGATAGATGTATACAAGCAGGAGTTAAAAACTTTATTTTTAGTAGCTCTAGTAGTGTATACGGAGACAACGTAGACTTCCCAACTACTGAAGCAACTATTAAAAATCCTATGTCTCCTTACGGTAGAACTAAGGATATGTTTGAGGAAATACTCAAAGATTATGAGGCAGCGTATGGCATTAACACACTAGCGTTAAGATATTTCAATGCAGCAGGTGCAGACGTATTAAATAGACATGGGTATGTACAAGAACCACAGTCACATCTTTTCCCTATACTTGCTAGATGTTTTGGACGAGAGTTACCTTTTACTGTGTTCGGTAACGACTATGACACTCCTGATGGAACTTGCATTCGAGACTACACGCATGTATCAGACATCGCCAACGCACACATCTCAGCTATAGACTATTTGAACAGAGAAGGAACTCATAAAGTATTTAATATAGGCAAAGGCAGTGGCGAGAGCGTTTTAGATGTTATAAATGCTTTCAGTGAATATACAGGAAAAGAAATTCAAGTGAATTACGGTGATAGAAGAGCAGGTGATCCACCTAAAACTTTTGCTGACATCACTCTGGCTATAAATGAATTGATGTGGGTTCCTAAATATACTCTATCTGATATTGTAGAGCATGCATATAAGTGGGAGAATAAATAATGTATTATAGTACTAAGCATTACGATCATAGCATAGGGTTATCAGCCGTATTTCGTCAACCTAACGCAGATCATTCGCATTGCAATTTGTTGCACGGGTACAGTCTAGCATTCACGTTTACGTTTGGTTGTAAAGACTTAGACAATAAAAACTGGGCAGTAGATTTCGGCGGGCTGAAGCCATTAAAATCTTGGCTTGAAGATAACTTTGACCATAAGTTAGTAGTTGACCGAGCTGATCCTCATCTAGCAGATTTATTAGAATTGCAAAAGAAAGGATTGGCTGAGATCAGAGTAATGACTGGTGTTGGTGCCGAGAAGTTTGCAGAACACTCATTCAACTTTGCGGATAGATTAGTTCGTGAAATGACTGATGATCGCTGCTTCTGTGTAAAATCTGAAGTCGCTGAACATGGTTCTAATTCAGCAATCTATGAGGCTTAATCTTGAAATTTGCAATGGTAACAGACTTGCATTTCGGTGCAAGAAGTGATTCAGTAGCATTTGATGCACACTTTAGAAAGTTCTATGAAGAGGTATTTTTCCCAGAGCTTATAGAGCAAGGAATAAAAACTGTATTTGATCTAGGTGATACCTTTGATCGTAGAAAGTATATCAACTATAATACTTTAAAAAGTTGTAAAGAGTATTTCTTTGACCGCTTGCAAGAACTAGATATTGACTTGCATATGATTCCTGGCAACCATGATACATATTTTAAAAACACAAATGATGTAAACTCCCCTGATCTTTTGTTGCGGGACTATACTAATATTGCCCTTTATCAGAAAGTCACTGAAATTAAGATGGGTGAAAGCACAGTAATGTTTGTGCCTTGGATATGTAATGAAAACTATGAAGAGTCATTTGAAATTATATCTAAATCAAAAGCTGACATATGCCTGGGACACTTTGAGTTCTCTGGTTATGACATGTATCGTGGATCCCCTAATCCTCACGGTATGGATCCTGGCATGTTTAAGCATCTGCCTATGGTGGTCAGCGGTCACTTTCATCACCGTCATACTAAGGGTAATATTACTTACATGGGCAACCCTTACGAGATAACTTGGTCAGACTATGATGACCCTAGAGGATTCGCAATATATGATACACAAAAGAAAGAGCTTAATTACGTTAATAACCCAAATAGAATATTCCACAAAATCTATTATGATGACACCGATACCGGATCTTTTTCTGGTGATTTTGTTTACGATTTTAACTCAGTCAGAGATGGTTGTGTAAAAGTAATAGTATCTAAGAAAACTGATTTTGCTAAGTTTGATGCCTTTATAGATAACTTGTATCAGTGTAATTTAATTGAACTTAAAATCATTGAAGATTTATCTGAATTTGAAGATGAAGCAATCGGTGAGGACGTAGACTTAGAAGATACTATGTCATTGCTTAAAGAATATGTTGACGGTATTGAAGTAAGTGTTGATAAAGAAAAACTCAAGACACTACTCCAAACGCTGTATGTTGAAGCACAGGATGATGCATGATAATCTTTAAAACTATCCGATGGAAGAACTTCCTATCAACTGGAAATGCTTTCACAGAAATGCAGTTAGATAGAAATACTAGCACTCTTATTATAGGCGACAATGGATCAGGTAAATCTACCTTGCTTGATGCCATAACTTTTGCTTTGTTCAATAAGCCTTTTAGAAATATATCAAAGCCTCAGCTTATAAACACCATCAATCGTAAAAAGATGGTAGTTGAAGTCGAGTTCAATATAGGATCTAAAAAATACATTATTAGACGAGGCAGTCAGCCTAGTATATTTGACATAGAGATTGATGGTGTCCTAGTAGATCAAAATGCTAATATACGAGACTATCAACGTCACTTAGAAGAAAACATTCTAAAACTAAACTACAAGTCATTCACACAGATTGTTATTCTAGGTAGTGCATCCTTCACACCTTTTATGCAGTTGACTCCTAATATTCGCCGTGAAATTATTGAAGATATTTTAGACATCCGAATCTTTACTACAATGAAAGATGCACTAAAAGTTAAAATGAACGAATTGAAAGACAAGTTACGGACACTTGAAGGTGAGTTGACAGTAACCAAAGAAAAGGCAAATTTGCAAAAGAAATATATTGATACCCTTGAAAATGATAAGCAAGAGCGTGTCGATAAAATAGTGAATGAGATTTCTGATATAGAAGCTACTATTACCTCTCTTCTTGGTCAAGTTGCTATTGATATTGAAGTTAAAAATGAATACGGTGATATAGAGGCAAATCGTAAAAAGTTAGAAAACTTTAAGATGGAGTTTACTCGCAAGATTAAAGAACAAAAAGCAGCCCTTTCTTTTTATGCTGACCACGATGACTGTCCTACTTGCAAACAGGGAATACCTCACGAGTTTAAAGAAACGATTACTACTGAAAAAGAAACGAAGATATCTGAATTGGAAGTCGCTAATACAGAACTAGTGGTTCAGTGGGAATCTCTTGATAAAAATTACGAAGAGTATTTAAATCTACAACAAAAAATAGTAGACACTAATAATACTATCATGTCCACACAAACTCTTCTACAAAGATTGGTTGTAGAGAAGTCAGAGGTAGAAAATAAAGTAGGGGACATTGAGAAAGAAACTCTAGCACTCAAAGAAGTTGCTAAAGATTTAATATCTAAAACCAATGAAAGGACTGATATTAAAGAAGAACAAGAGTATCATACTATAGCAGAATCTCTGTTAAAAGATTCAGGTATTAAAACAAAGATTATTAGACAATATTTGCCTGTGATAAATAAATTAGTAAACAAGTATTTAAAGTCGATGGATTTCTTTGTACAGTTTGATCTTGATGAAACGTTCAAAGAGACTATTAAGTCCAGGCATCGAGATAAGTTTACATATGCTTCATTCAGTGAAGGAGAAAAGCAGCGTATTGATTTAGCACTAGTATTCACTTGGCGAACCATTGCTAAGATGAAGAATAGCGCCAGTACGAACTTACTTCTTTTAGATGAAGTGTTTGACAGTTCTCTAGATGTAAATGGAACTGACTATGTAATGCAGCTTCTAAATACTATAGGTGATGATGCAAATGTATTTGTGATCTCACATAAATCAGATCAGCTATTTGATAAGTTTAGAAGTGTGGTTAAATTTGAAAAGAAAAATAACTATTCGGTGATGACATAATGGAAGATTTAGAATTAATACCCTTTGCTGATCCTTTACTAAAAAAGGCTCCTGAACTTTTTGATTTTGAAAAAGAAGATGCCAAAGAAATTAGTGAAAGATTATTTATTGCAATGAAAAAATGTGGTGGTATTGGTATATCAGCTAATCAAGTAGGCTTGGACATGAGAGTGTTCGTAGTCGGCAACGTTGAGGGTATGCAAGAAAAAGCAGTTTTCAACCCAGAGCTGCTTTCAGTAGGAGCTCAAACAATTCCTATGCGAGAAGGATGTTTGTCTTATCCTGGTCTATGGTTGATGATTAGAAGACCTGTATCTTGTGTGCTAAAATATATGAATGAGGAAGGTGAAGAACTAGTAGAAGAGTTTGGTGGAGTACCAGCTCGTGTAATTCTGCATGAGTTCGATCATATGGTAGGACAAAACTTTACTATGAGAGCATCGTCTTTAAAAATAAATCGAGCTTTGAAAAGCTTAGATAAGAAAGTAAAAGCATACAGAAGGGGAACTGCATAATGTCAGATGATTGGGATTTTGGATTCACTGCCGTCGATGATATGCCGCAGACTAATTTAGAACCGGCAGAGCCTGTTGTAGCACATGTTGATGACGCACAGATACAAACCCTAGTCGATAAGATGGACAGATTAGAAGCTCTCATCATCACTTCGGATTCATCCTCTATGGTCAATGAGCATAGAGAGTTAGTACAGCAAGACGTTGTTGCAAAACTGAAGCAAGTAGAGGATCTTATCTTACCTTTGCTATTCAATCTTCAAAAGAACGCAGACAAAGATTATATACATTGGCCTGGAAGAGTGGCTATTATTGACAAGCAGATTGAGAAAATCAAAGCGGTCACACGGTATTACGATAACATATAATAAGGTTTTTGAACGATAATATAATAATGGAGTATAGTATGGCTAAAGCATCTAAAGATCGGGAGTTTGATGTCTCCCCCGTAGTAAGAGGTGTATTCAATCGTCCTACAGGACAGATACTAGACTTTTATTTAAATAGTGCAATTGGTAATCCAGAAGAATATTCTGAATGGACTCAGATATTGAGGTCCTCTACTGAGCAAGATGTGGTGTATTTGCATATTAACTGTTACGGTGGTCAAGCACTAACAGCAGTTCAGTTGATGAGAGCAATGTCTGAATCTAGAGCCACCATTGTTGCGTCAGTAGAAGGAGCCTGCATGTCAGCAGCTACTTTCATCTTCTTGATGGCAGACGTATGTGAGATTTCAGACCATAGTATCTTTATGTTCCACAATTTCTCAGGCGGCACCATAGGCAAGGGCAATGAGATGTTAGCTCAGGTTCATCACAATGACAAGTGGGCTAGAGGGCTAATGGATAGTGTGTATAAAGACTTCTTTACAGATGATGAAATAGAGAGTATACTAGAGGGTAAAGACTATTGGTTATCACCAGAAGAAGTTACCGAGAGACTTAAAAAGCGTAATAATAAGTTGGAAAAACAAGCAAAAACTGCCCAAAATGCAGCGGAAAAGGCAGAAAAAGCTGTTAAAAAATCAAAAAAATCGTAAGTCATTGATTACTATAGCATTATTAGCGTAACTTAATGCTTGACATCCTCACAACCTATTGCTATAATAGTTGTAAGAATTGAGAAAAGGTTGTGAGGACCGTCATGAAAATAGAATCTAAGTCAATACTAGCCAAGTTGCTTGCTACTGAAAATATTTCAGTTCAGCAGCAAAATATCCCTACGGCTGCATTCGATCCAACGAATCGTGTTTTATATATCCCTAACTGGAAAGATATGTCTATCTCTCTCCAGGATCTTCTTATCGGCCATGAAGTTGGTCATGCATTTGAGACACCTGCTGAAGGTTGGCACGATGCAATATGTGAAGATAAGACACTCAAGCCTTTCCTGAACATTGTCGAAGATGCCCGCATCGAACGCAAAATCAAATCACGATACCCAGGGCTTGTTCGTTCATTCTACTCGGCTTATCGTGAATTGTTTGAGCGTGATTTCTTCGGTGTCAAGGATATAGATACAAATGCTCTTCCTCTTATTGACCGTATCAACCTACACTTTAAAGTAGGCACTCATCTCAATTTACAGTTTAGCGACAGTGAACAATCTTTTGTTGACCGTTGTGCTAATACTGAAACTTGGGAAGATGTTGAGGCTTTAGCCCGTGAACTTCATGGCAAAGCGTCGGAAGAAGTTCAGACCGATATTGACAATCTTATGGAGCAATTCGGTTCAGATGATGATGACGATTCAGATGTAGATATGTCCTCTGATATGGATATGGATGGAGAGGAGGCTGATGATGCTGACGCAGAAGGTGAAGGTACTGCTCCTGGTCAGGGTCTTGACTCGGATGAAGAGGAACAAGATGCGTTTGATGAACTCTTCGGAGATGACGAGGAAGATCAACTTCCAACGCCTATCCGAGAATTTGTTGATACTAATGAGCCAGGCTCCATCACAGATAAAGTTTTCCGTGAAATGGAATCAAGTCTAGTAGATACCGCTGAACAAAAGAAAAAGTTATATGTAAACATTCCTAAAGTGGATTTGAATAGAGTTATCACACCTGCAAAGGACGTTTACAAGTTATCTGACATCACATTGCGTTTTGCTCGCAATGGTGAAACAGTAGAAGACATGGCAAAAACTTTATACAAAGAGTTTTTGGCCAAGAACACTAAGACTGTCAATCAGATGGCTGCTAATTTTGAGATGAAACGCAAAGCCTCGTTATACATCAAGGCAAAGACTGCTAAAACCGGCGAGCTAAATGACAAAAAGCTGTGGTCATACAAGACTTCAGACGATTTGTTCAAGCAAATCACTTCAGTTCCAGACGGCAAAAATCACGGCATGATTATGTATCTTGATATGTCTGGATCTATGTTCCGTAACATGTCAGGTACTATTGATCAACTAATTAACCTTAGCATGTTTTGTCGTAAAGTAAACATTCCTTTTGAAGTTTACGGATTTACTTCTACCGATACATACTATGGGCAACGACCTGTATGCACTCAAGAAAAAGTTTTGGGTGATCTTTCAATTCAAGATGCTAAGGTTGTTCATTTGCTTTCATCGTCATTCAACAAGCGACAAAACGAAGAAGCCTACAAGTATCTGCTAGTTTGGAAACAGTCGTTTTACAATCGTTTGAACCGTGAAGGTTGTTCAATCGAAATGAACAACCCTGCTATGGATATGATTGCTACTCCTCTCAATGCTACTATTGCTATTGGTATAGAGATTGCAAAGAAATTCCGTGAGGCGCACAAGGTTGAAATTCTCAATACAATCTATCTGACAGATGGTGGTGCAACCGATTATGTTGAATCTTTTCAAGAAGCCAAGTGGCGTGATGAAGATGATCTGTATCCAGGCAAGCCTGGACATCAAGAGGCACCTGTTTTCACATATGGATCAGCGTCATATCCTTTGGTCGGTGGTTATGTTTTCAAAAACGTTGCAGCCACCGTCACTTTATTAGAGATTTATAAAGAGATCACAGGATCTAAGGTTATTAACTTTCATCTGTTGGATCGCTGGACACCTGCAGAGTTGTCAAACTGTGATGACTACGCTAAGGCAGGTAATCATAATTTTTGTTATGACGGATGGGACAAGCTAATAAAGTCACAGAAGTCTTCTGGTGTCATCGAAGTAAAAGATTTTAAAGGCTTTGATGTTCGTTACCTTGTTAAGGGAGGTAAGTCATTAAACTTACAAGACAGCGACCTCGAGGTCAAGTCTAACACTAGGGGTGATCTGCTCAAAGGATTCCGGAAATTTGCTTCAAATAAGTCTCAAAGTCGAGTATTTGTGCAAAAATTCATTCCTCAGGTAGCGTAAGTGATTGATTTCTATTCGGAAAATAAGTTAAATAAAGGCTTGACAATATACGTTATTATCGTTATAATGTATACATAAACTGAAAAAACAAACTATTTTTAACTATGACTGTGAGGGTCTATATTATGAATAACACTAAAGAAACGCTAATCAACAATCTCCGTTCGTTCGCAGACGATAATTCATATGTGAGCCGCAAGTGCATTATCCGTGAAGCTAAGGCTCTCGGTATCAATCATCCGAGCTTCCTTCTTAAAGATAACTTTAAGGTTGAGTCAGGTGTATATAATCTGACCGAGATGTTCAGCGGTGTACAATCAATCTCTGCTCCAAAAGCACCTAGGGTCGTAGTCGATAATACTACACCGGTAGCTAAAAAAGTTACACAGGCTAAACTTGATATGGAAATACAAAACTTGATTCCTGCAAAGGATTCAACCTTTGTTCCCTTTGGCTTCTACACGGATCTAAAAAAGATTCTAACAGCCAAAATCTTTTACCCTGTATTCATTAGTGGTCTGTCAGGTAACGGCAAGACTACAATGGTAGAACAAATTTGTGCGAATCTCAAGCGTGAGGCAATTCGTGTTAATATTAGTGTTGAAACCGACGAGGATGATTTAATCGGTGGCAACACACTAGTTGATGGTAACGTAGTCTATCGAGAAGGGCCCGTCCTCACCGCTATGAAGCGGGGCGCAGTTCTCATTTTAGATGAAGTAGATCGTGGATCGAATAAGCTGATGTGTCTCCAAGCTGTCCTCGAGGGTAAGTCCTACTTCAATAAAAAGACTGGCGAAACCATAACTCCTGCTAGCGGATTTACAATCATGGCAACGGCTAATACAAAAGGTCGTGGCTCTGATGATGGTAAATTTATTAGCGCCCAGTTACTTGACGAGGCTTTCTTGGAGAGATTTGCCATCACCGTTGAGCAGGAGTACCCTACAATGTCAGTTGAGAAGAAGATTGTTCTCAACAAGATGGAACGTGCAGGGTGTGTCGATGAGGAATTTGCTACACACCTCGTCACATGGTCTGATGTTATCCGTAAGACCTTTAATGAAGGTGCTATTGATGAACTCGTCAGCACTCGAAGGCTGGAACATATTGTGAATGCTTATGCTGTTTTTAAGAACAAGCTCAAAGCAATCACACTGTGTACAAATCGCTTTGATGAGGACACTAAGCAAGCCTTCATCGATTTGTACACTAAGGTGGATCCTTCTAACGAGCAGGATGATGTCTCGGAAGAAACTACAAATGATGTCAGCTTTTAGGGATTGACATCATCACAAAACTTTGTTATACTATATTTTTATTAGTGAGGACTATTAAAAAATGAAATATAAAATAAATTCTACAACTGCACAAAAAGAAATTAGTTCTTTTATTAACAAAAATTTAAATGATCCATGGGAAGGCACCGTGCTTGCAAACTACAAGTTTGTCAACAACAAGCAAAAAGGTGCTATGGGCGAGATGATTGTGGAAGTATTGACGAAAGAACTTGGTTCCATAGTGAAATCTGCTGAGAACGGAACTGCTCCATATGATCGCATTATTGATGGTTATAAGACTGAAATAAAATTTAGTGCTGCTCACAGCGACAACAGTAAAACAGATCCTGCACTCAAACGAGATAAAGAAGGTCGCTGTTATTGGGCTATTAATCATGTTGGAATAAACAAAGGCTGGGATCGTCTTATATTTTGTGGTGCGGATTTAGTTGATGGTGATGTAGCCTTTACTATGATGTGGTGCACAAAACAAGATTTTAAAGAGTGTGTAGATGACGGAGAATTTTTCAGGCGGCAGCAAGGCGGAAAAGATGGTGGTAATGATGATTATATTTGTGCTGGAACTAAGCCTGTAGACTGGACAAAATCAAAGTTTGTGAGGAGTATAGCAGAATGGTAGAGCAATTTTTAGGTATAAAGAACTCAACTAGAGAGCTTTCAGATATAGATTTTGAAAAAATAATATCACGCCTTGCAACAGAGCTTACCTCTGTTGATTATAAAACTACATACTCGGATAAAGTTTTGTATAAAGAGTGGGATAATTTGTTAGAATTTTCAAACCGAACTAACATTTCTTCATCATCTGTGCGTACCGGAATTAAATTATGTGAACATTTTTTCCCAAACTTTTACGATATTGAGAATAAGAATGGAATTTCTTTTTCTTCTCTTTGGTCACAACCAAGCGTTCTTGAAAAAGTGCTGAGATGGAATCGCAAATCACATAGCACTCCATATTTGTCTGAGCTTAAAAGAGGCATTTATTTTACGCAAGGTCTTACAAAGAATACTATGTTCCGTCCGCATCTTGCAAAGATGGTTTGTGATATGTCTGACACAGAAACAGTGCTTGATCCCTGTTGTGGTTGGGGCGGCCGACTTCTAGGAGCAGTCGCAAGTGGCAAACACTATGTAGGATTTGATCCTAATCCTATTACTTATGATAATTTAAAAAGACTTGTAAAATCTTTAGGAATTGAAAACAAAGTTACATTGATTAATGATGGCGCTGAAAACATGGACAAATATGACTTTCCTGAGGTAGGATTAGTCCTTACCAGCCCCCCTTATTTCAACTTAGAGATATATCATAATGGAAATCAGCAAAGTGAAAATCAGCACGACAGTTATGAACAATGGAAAACTCTGTGGTTGAGAAAAGTTATTTCTCTTTCCTTAGATAGATTGAATGGATACTCATGCTGGAATGTACATAATGTTGGTAAGATGAAAATGATTGATGATGTTAAACAAATCCACGAAGAGCTGGGATATGAAGAGCATACACGATATTCGTTACAATCTTCGCCGAGACAATCAAATAAAACTAAAGAAACTGCCAAAAAGAAAAACAGCGATCTAACTATTTGTTATAGGATCAAAAAATGAAAAATAAAATCTACAAGTTTAACGAAGACGCTCTTGTAAAAGAGTTTATGGATTACATAGACTCTACTTACGGTGGACACTACGGACAAGGCGGACTACAGTCCGCTGAGGTCATCGTAGACAGAGGACACGGTCTAGGATTCTTTCTAGGTAATGTCGATAAGTACAATGCTCGGTACGGTAAGAAAGGTGAACCGGCTGATCATCGTAAGGACATCTTGAAAGTGATTCATTATGCATTCCTAGCATTGAATGAACACGATAGAATAAACTCTTGACTTTGAACTACAAGTTATGTATACTGTAGGTACAATAAATTTTAAGGATATATTATGAAAATAAGTAACGATACACTCTCGGTTCTAAAAAACTTCGCAGGTGTTAACACTAACATTCTGATCCGTGAAGGTAATGTGTTGTCTACTATCAGTGCTGGCAAGAATATCTTTGCTCGTGCTACTGTAGCCGAACGCTTTGATCGTGAGTTTGCAATATACGATCTTAACAGTCTGTTAGGTTTGTTGACTCTGATGGAAGATACTGATGTAGCTTTTGGTGATGAGTCAATCACGGTATCAAAGGATCGCAGTCTGTTTGAATATTACTACGCTGACCCTGAGATCATTGTGTCAGCTCCTGACAAGCAAATTGAAGTAGATGATTATTTCAGTTTTGATCTTTCTGCTACTGACTTAAATATGGTGATGAAGGCAGTTGGTATTACAGCAGCACCGATGATGAGTATTATAGGTGATGGTTCTGAGGTTGTTCTTACTGTAGGTGACCCGGCAACTGCTAAGAGCAATAGCTTCAAGCAAGTTATTGGTGCTAGTGAAAAGAAGTTTGCAGCACATCTTCAGATTGAAAACTTAAAAGTCATCTCAGGCGATTATCGTATTATTATTTCCGAGAAAAGGTTCATGCATCTTATAAATACTAATACTGATGTAAAATATTGGTTAGCTCTTGATAAGACTTCGGAGATCTCATAATGAATGAAGATCGCCTTGAAATTCAAATAAGAGAAGCTACTAACGGTTGGGTAGTAGAATTTAATAAATTTGGCGAGACTATAGAGTACATATACTCTCGCCCTGGTCCTGCTATTAGTTTTGCTAAAAAAGTAATGACAGGTGATGCAGATGTTTTTAACGGAGCAGCAGATGAATCCTAGTAAAGAAAATCTCGAATCAGAAGTAACTATCGAAGATGATAATTCTTCAGAAGATGAGACTGAAGGTAGGCACATTGAGTTAGTCATCAACGATGATACTTCTATTAAAGAGAAGTTTGGTTAGTGAATTTGTTCTTTTTCTTATTAAAATATATTATGACTGGTGTAAACGATGAAAGAACATTTCCTCTGGGTCGAGAAATACAGACCCCAAACAATCGATGATTGTATCCTACCTGAAGATACAAAGGCGACTTTTAAAGAGTTTCTAAAGAAAGGAGAGGTTCCTAATCTTCTCCTTTGTGGTACAGCAGGCACAGGTAAGACTACAGTTGCTAGAGCCTTATGTGAAGAACTCGGCTGTGATTATATTGTTATCAATGGTTCAGATGAAGGTCGTCAAATCGATACTCTCCGAACTAAGATCAAAAGTTTCGCTAGTGCTATCAGTTTCGAAGGTAAAACTAAGGTCGTAATCATCGATGAGGCTGACTATCTTAACAAGGATAGTGTACAGCCTGCTCTTCGTGCATTCATAGAAAACTTCTCAGAAAATTGTAGATTTATATTTACTTGCAATTATAAGCAGCGTATCATAGCTCCTTTACATAGCCGAACAACTGTAATTGAGTTTAAGTCGGACAAGAAAGATAAAGCAGTACTTGCAACTAAGTTTATGAAGCGTATGCAAGGCATCCTTAATAGTGAAGGAGTTACATACAAAGATCCGGTATTAGCAGAACTGCTAATGAAATATTTCCCTGATTATCGTAGAGTCATAAACGAACTTCAACGATATAGCTCTGCTGGTACTATTGATGAAGGAATCCTTAACAATATAGCAGAGATAAATACGAAGGAACTTGTCAATTCTTTGAGAGAAAAGGATTGGAAGAAGATGAGGCAGTGGGTTGCTAACAATGTTGATAGTGATCCTCAATGTATATTCAGATTTATTTTTGATAGTTTGGTTCCTGAAATTTCTACTGTTCCTCAGATGGTTCTTCTTATTGCAGACTATCAGTATAAATCGGCATTCGTGGCCGATCAAGAGATAAATCTTATAGCCTGTTTGACTGAAATAATGGCAAGCGTGAAATTCAAATGATAAAATATATACACGTTAATCAACATAAAATTCGTTCTAACAAAAAGCATGGGACTAATGAACCTGTAATTACTATCAAAGAAGGCAGGAAAAATACTTACTGCCATGAAGTAGAGATACACGGTCCTAGTAAAATGTTTTATGGTGGTAACGACAAACCAATTCTACCTTGCGGGGCAAGAGTAGTAATAGAGACAGAAGCGTCGGTGACATACAAATGAAAACAAATTTTACAACAGTAGATTATCACTCTAAGGTCAAAATAGTTTTTAAAAATGGATTTTCACATGAAGTTTGGGTGAAAGGTATTATATTTGATGATGATGGTCAAATTGGATGGGAACACATACACGACCATAATGAATTCCTCGAGTTCTTACCAGATGAAATTCTATGCATACTTAGAGTAAAGTATAAAAAAGTCAGACAATGGCACATTCTTCGAGGTCTGATTGGCTTATTTTCTAGCACTTCTACTAGTGTCAAGACTGCTTCATCAACTGCTTCTAGCGGCATAACCGGACTATTCTCATCTATCGGGTTTGCTATAAAGAAAGTGGTATCAGGAATCTTTAACGGTATTAGAAGAATAGTATTAGGAATCCTTAATGGTATTAAGCGAATAGTTTTAGGAATACTTATTGGTATTAAAACAATAGTATTAGGAATTCTTAATGGCATCAAACGAATAGTTTTAGGAATTCTCAATGGTATTAAAGCCATACTTTCTGCTATTTGGGCTAACATAAAGAAATTGTATATCATAGTGCAAAAGATACGACAAATGATAACTAAAACTAGAAGACGGCTTTTTGGAATAAAATAATATGAGTTTTCTTGAAGAATTGGGTCCGCCTGTTGAAGTAGTGAACGAAAAAGATTACGAAGAAAAGATATCAAAGATTAGTCCTTTTCAGTTTGCCGACAGCATTAGTAATACTAAAGTAGATTTAATGGATACTGAACATGCTGAATCTCAGTATAATCCTTTTATAGTAAACCGTGCATTGAGCTTCGGGCATGACACTGTAATTGCTGCTAATGAGATGAATAGTAGACCTCACATAGATGCAAGAATGCAGTATGATTTTTTGAGAGCAGTAATCAGGAAAGGTAAACGATACAATAAATGGTTAAAACCTGAAGAGTCTGATTTAGAAGCGATACAAGAATATTTTGGGTACAGTTTTAACAAAGCTAAAGAAGCATTGCGAATTCTTTCCAACGATGATATAGAAAGTATAAAAATAAAATTGAGAACCTCTAAAGGTGGTAAAGTATAAATACCTATGTTAAATTGAACAGCATTAATATAGGTGAAATAAAAATGGATGACCGTAGTAATTTTTTTGACATTGATTATCCTGGATATTCTCCCTTGGAGATAAGATTAGACAATCCAGAAAATTTTCTTAAAATAAAAGAAACACTCTCTAGGATTGGAGTAGCTTCCCGCAAAGATCAAATTCTTTATCAGTCTTGCCACATTCTTCATAAGCAAGGCAGATACTTTATAACTCATTTCAAAGAGCTGTTTGCTTTAGATGGCAAGATTGCTGACTTCACTGAAAATGATATACAACGAAGAAACACTATTGCCAAATTATTGCAGGAATGGGGTTTAATTGCTATATTAAATACAGAAGAATTGTCAGGTTGTCCAATGAGCCAAGTTAAAATTGTTTCGTTCAAAGAAAAAGTTGAATGGGAATTAGTGCCTAAATACAATATAGGCAAAAAAAGATAAAAAAAGTTGACGTTAGCATATAAATGATGTATAAATATTAGTGTCAGATGAACTGACACTAATACCCGGGATGCCGTAAGGATCCCATTACATACTCGCTGAAAAGGAGACGCAAGATGGTAACTCGTAAGTTCAATGTAGCCGACATGGCTGAAATTTTAGATAATGTAAGACCATTCACAGTGGGCTTTGATCGTATATTTGACAATCTCAACAATGTATCAGAGATTGCAAGCAACTATCCCCCCTACAATATCATTAAACAAGATGATGAACACTTTGTAATAGAACTTGCCGCCGCAGGTTTTTCTAAAGAAGAGTTCAACATACATCTTGTACCAGAAGGCAATAAACTTGTTGTCCAAGGGGTACAAGATAGAGGTGAAGACACAAAAGAATACTATCATAAAGGCATTGCTGCTAGAAACTTTACACGAACTTTTGCTTTGACAGAAGATGTAGAAGTAGAAGGTGCAGAGTTTACAGATGGTATGCTTAACATTTCTCTCGTTAGGATTATTCCTGAGGAGAAAAAACCGAAAGAAATTACAGTGAAATAAATAGGATATTATTATGGCCAACGTACAAATTATAAAGCTTTCTTCAGGCGAGGATATCATCGGTGATGTTACTGAGATAAATCTTGAAGGCGGTAAGATGATTCAAATTTCTAAACCGTGTTATATTATGATGAGACCTAAGCCCGAGAATGAGTATGAATATGTACTTGGCCTTACCCCATACTGTCCGTATGCGAAAGATCAAATCATCCCAATCATGCCTACGCATGTCATTTCAGTATATAATCCCACTACTGCGTTGTTGAATGAATACAATAACAGATATGGTAGCGGTATTGTTGTTCCTGATGATAAAGTAGCTGCCCCTGCACCTAAACAAATCATCACAGGATAAATTATGTACGAATATAGAGCAACAATAAGAAGGGTCGTGGACGGTGACACCGTAGATGTTGACATCGACTTAGGTTTTGGTGTATGGTTGAAAGATGAACGGGTTCGTATCATGGGCATCGACACACCTGAGTCTCGCACCAGAGATAAGGTTGAAAAGAAGTTTGGAAAAGCTGCCGGTGCTAGATTGAAAAGTTTATTAGGAAAAACTGCTGTACTGAAAACTCGTGTAGCAAAAGGCGGCGAGGATATGAAAGGGAAGTTCGGACGAATTCTAGGAGACTTTCAGGTTTACTATGAAGCTGAAGACAGGTACTGCCTTGCAGGTGAGATTCTAGTGAAAGAAGGATATGCTGTACTGTATGAGGGTCAATCTAAGGACGATGTAGAAGACGCTCATCTGAAAAATCGCCAGAGGCTCATATCAGAAGGAAAAGTATCTGTATAAGTGCTTGACATATACTCTCTATCGTTGTATAATAGTTAAAATGATAGGGAGTTTATATGTTTTACACATACGCTAGACACTACGGCAACAAAATTCTTTACAGAGGTATAAGCACCTCAGGTAAACGACAAACAGCTAGACACGATTTTCAACCTACTCTTTTTGTCCCCTCCGACAAGCCAAGCATATACAAGTCTATGTTTGGAGAATCTGTTTCTCCTATTAAGTTTGAATCTAATACTGAAGCAAAAGAATTCATTCAAAGCTACTCAGATGTTTCTAATTATCCTATCTATGGTCAATCTGATTGGAACTATCAATATCTAACTGAAAAGTTTCCTGACGAAGTTGATTGGGATCAGAGTAAAATTAAACTCATATCAATAGATATTGAAACGACAGTTGATAACGGGTTCCCTGATGTCAACAATCCGCTAGAGCAAGTCACACTTATTACTATTCAAGATGCGGTTACTAAGAAGATTATTACTTGGGGCTGCGGTGAGTACACTCCTACTGAACATACCGCTCACTTGAATGTAGACTATCGATGGTGTGAAAACGAGAAGGCATTGTTTACTAGCTTTTTAAACTGGTGGGCTATGGATCCTCCTGATGTAGTGACTGGGTGGAATATTCAGTTATTTGATATTCCGTATTTAGTTTCTCGTACCGACAAGTTGTTCGGTGACGATATGAAAAAAGCCTTTAGTCCTTTCAATCTTGTTAAGAAGCATGTCGTAAAACTAGGCGCTCGTGAATTCTTACGCTATGAACTATGGGGAGTCGCTCAGTTAGACTATCTTGACTTGTACAAGAAGTTTACTTATGTCACTCGTGAATCTTATAAATTGGATCACATTACTGAAGTTGAATTGGGTCACAAAAAGTTAGAAAATCCGCATGACTCGTTCAGAGAGTTTTACGAAAAAGATTGGAATCTGTTTGTAGAATATAATATTATTGATACTGTGCTTGTTGACGAATTAGAAGACAAGCTCAAATTGATTGAACTTTGTTTTACTATGGCATATGATGGTAAGATGAATTATTCCGATGTATCTTCTCCTGTAAAAACGTGGGACTGTTTGCTGTACAATCATCTTTGGCAACAGAACGTTGTCTTTGGACAGAAGGAAAGTAAGCAAAGTCGTAGCATTGCAGGTGCATATGTGCAAGAGCCTGTTCCAGGTCAATACGAATGGGTCGAGAGTTTTGATGCAACCTCACTCTATCCTTCTATCATCATGCAATACAACATGTCACCTGAGACGCTAGTGCCAGGCGAAGTGTACGATGTGACTGTTGATGGCATGTTAGAGAAAAAGTATTCCTTTGATGGTAAGTATGCGGTTGCGTCTAACGGTCAATGCTTCTCTCGTGATAAGCTAGGATATATGCCAGAGATTGTACAGAAGTTTTTTGATGATAGACAGCGATATAAGAAGTTGATGAAGGAGTCTGAACAGTTACTTGAGGACACGAAAGATCCTAAGTATAAGAACGAGATTGCTAAATACAATAACTTTCAGATGGCTCGTAAGATTCAACTTAACTCACTTTATGGTGCGATGGCGAATGAGTACTTCAGATTTTTTGATACTCGAATAGCAGAAGGCATCACACTATCAGGGCAAGTTATCATTCGTGAAACTGCAATTGCTTTGGATGCTTATGTTAATGAAGTGTGCGGGACAAAGGGAGAAACCTACAGTTTCTATTCTGACACTGACTCCTGTTACATCACACTCAAAGCAGTTGTTGACAAATTCTTTGCAGACAAAGATACTAATAAACTAGTTGACATACTCGATAAGATTGGCACAGATCAAATTGAACCTTGCATATCAAGAGCAATGGACAAACTAGTAGACTATACACACGCCTATGAGAAAAAGATATTCTTCAAGCGAGAAGCGATAGCAGACAAGGCTATTTGGATCGCCAAGAAGCGATACGCTATGAATGTGTATGACAATGAAGGAACTCGTTATCAAGTTCCTCAATTGAAGGTAATGGGATTAGAGATTGTTAGATCATCTACTCCTGCACCTGTTCGGGCTAGTTTGAAGGAAGCTGTTAGGCTTACTCTTACTACAGATGAGAACACTCTTCAAAAGTTTATAGAGAAAACGCAAAAAGAATTTAAGTCAATGTCTCCTGAGGAGATCGCATTTCCTCGAGGTTGTAATAATATAGGAAAATACACTTGCGATACTGAAATATACAAAAAAGGTTGTCCCATACACGTTCGTGGAAGTTTGTTGTATAATCATTACTTAGATGTAAATAATATATCGCAAAAGTATGAGAAAATACAAGAAGGGGATAAGGTAAAGTTCTTGTATTTAAAAGAGCCTAATACTATGCGTGAGAATTGCATATCATTCAACTCAAAAATACCTGCTGAGTTTAATGTACATCGCTATGTAGATTATGATGTAATGTTTCAAAAAGCCTTTCTTGATCCTATGGACACTATCGTTAAATCTCTAGGGTGGGAAACCGAAGAGACACATACACTAGAAGATTTGTTTTCTTAAAGTGCTTGACTTATGGTATTATATTATGTACAATGTATTTAATAATATGAAAGGGGGATACCCATGAAAAGAATAAAGCTTTGGTGGACAAGTTTGTGGTTTGAACAACACGAATTAATAATTACCGTTCCAGTGGATATCATATATCACGAAGACGGCTCTAGGACTGAAACAACACGAATGGATACATATCAAGTATCTAAATTGATAAAGACTACACCTAAAATTTTCATATTCGAAGATATAGATGGACGAAGGCATGAAATTAGATTTTTGAAGCCTGTAGTTTTTCACATTATAAAAGTATGGTAGGAGAAATAAATGAGTTTATTAGAAAAATTGAAGAAGAATAGTACGATTAAAGATACGTCTATTCTCACTGATTCAAAGTTCTTTGGTGCAAAGGACTTAATACAAACTGCTGTCCCTGCTCTGAATGTTGCGTTGAGCGGCAAGCTAGACGGTGGGTTAACTCCTGGGCTGACAGTATTTGCTGGTCCTTCTAAGCATTTCAAAACTGCTTTCTCATTGTTGCTTGCTAAATCATACTTAGACAAGTATGATGACGGTGTAGTTTTGTTTTACGATTCAGAGTTTGGTACACCGCAGGCATACTTCGATACTTTTGGTATTGATACTAGCCGAGTGATTCATACGCCTATCACAGACATCGAACAGTTGAAGCATGATGCAATGTCACAGATGAATGGCTTTGAGCGAGGCGATCATGTTATTGTGATTGTAGACTCTGTTGGCAACTTAGCATCTAAGAAAGAAGTTGATGATGCACTTGATGGTAAGTCTGTTGCTGATATGACACGAGCAAAGCAGATGAAGTCATTGTTCAGAATGATTACGCCTCACTTAACAATCAAAGACATTCCTATGGTGGTTGTGAATCACACTTATCAGACTATGGAAATGTTTAGTAAGGCAGTTGTGTCAGGCGGGACAGGTATCTACTACTCAGCAGATAATATCTACATCATTGGTCGGCAACAAGAGAAGACAGGTACAGACCTAACAGGCTATAACTTCATTATCAATGTTGAGAAGTCTCGTTTCGTTCGTGAGAAATCTAAGATTCCTGTTGAAGTATCGTTCACAGGCGGCATTGCAAAGTGGTCAGGGCTGCTTGATATGGCAATGGAATCAGGTCATGTTATCAAGCCTAGCAACGGTTGGTATCAGAGAGTAGACACTGATTCAGGAGAAGCAGTAGAACCTAAAGTAAGAAACAAAGATACTTACACTAAGGATTTCTGGTTGCCTATTCTTCAAGATCAGACATTCATCGATTGGATTGAAAAACGATATACAATCTCAAGTTCAGACGGCATAATGAAAGAAGAAATCACTGAGGAAGACATCGCAGATGTTTACGAAGCAATTGAAGTCTAAGGGTGCATGTGATCGTTGTCAAATGACGATTTATGAAAGTGACGAAGCAATATGTTTCCACACAGATGCAGAAGAATTGTATCTGTGTGGAGAGTGTGTTGAAATAATCCGTGAAGAATTTATGCGTGAGGAAAACATTTAGTGCAACAAAACATTGAAAGAATTATCCTATCTAATCTATGTTATAATGAAGACTTCCTCAGAAAAGTTATTCCTTTTCTAAAGCCTGAGTATTTTTCGAATGGTTCAGAGCGAGTTATATTTAATAAAATATCAGAGTATACTGTTAATTATAATGCGCCTCCGTCGAAGCAAGCTATTATCATCTCTGTTACAGATGACAAATCGGTTTCAGAAACTCAATACAATGAGATTCAAGAAATTGTAAATGATATTGAGAACGAAGACAGTAACTCAGAATGGCTATTAACTGAAACCGAAAAGTTTTGTAAAGACAAAGCTCTATATAATGCAATCATGGAAGGTATTCAGATAATAGATGGTCGTAATAAGGATATGGGTAAAGACGCTTTGCCTAGTATATTGTCTGATGCGCTTGCGGTAGGATTTGATAACAATGTAGGGCATGACTATATTGATAACGCACCTGAGCGATATGATTTCTATCATAGATTAGAAGAAAAACTACCTTTTGACCTAGAAATGTTTAATAAGATTACTGATGGCGGACTTGCAAACAAAACACTGAATGTGGCGTTAGCAGGTACAGGTGTTGGTAAATCATTGTTCATGTGTCACATGTCTGCGGGTCATATAGCTCAAGGCAGAAATGTTTTATATATTACTATGGAGATGGCAGAAGAAAGAATCGCAGAGCGTATTGATGCAAATCTAATGAATGTTCCTATTCAGCAATTGAAAGATTTATCAAGAGAAATGTTTGATGATAGGATTGATAAGATAAACAATAAGATTCAAGGTAGGCTTATTATCAAAGAATATCCTACTGCATCTGCACATGCAGGACATTTTAAGGCACTGCTGAATGAGTTGAAGTTGAAAAGAAATTTCATGCCTGATATAATCTTCATAGATTATTTGAATATTTGTGCGAGTAGTAGATTCAAAGCAGGGTCAGCAGCAAACTCATATACAATCATTAAGAGTATTGCAGAAGAGCTTAGAGGTCTTGCAGGCGAGTTTAATGTTCCTGTTGTTACTGCTACACAAACAACTCGTAGTGGCTATGGTAACAGTGATGTAGAATTGACAGACACATCAGAATCTTTCGGTCTTCCTGCTACAGCAGACATCATGGTTGCTCTTATAAGTACTGAAGAGCTAGAGAAACAAGGTGTGATAATGGTGAAGCAATTGAAGAATCGTTATGCTGATCCTACTTCAAACAAAAGATTTATGATAGGTGTTGACAGGTCAAGAATGAAATTATTTGACTTAGAAGATTCTCAGGCTGGATTAACTGATTCAGGTGCGTCTCAGCAAGATTCAACACCTGTATTCGATAGAGGAACTTCTTCGGATAAATTTGAAGGTATTAAGTTTTAAGATTTATAAATAGTAGAACCCCAAGAGGACACTACTATGTCAGAACAAAAACTTACGCTTGATTCATCTGAAGAGTTAAAGCAGGCCGATTTAAACAGTGACGGCCACCTTTCTACACAAGAAATGGAGTTGATGTTGGACGCTAAGAAAAAGCGATTAGAAGATGAAGATGCCATGCGAGACGCACAGCGTAAAATGGCATGGTTTGCTCTCGGCGGCATGCTATTATATCCTTTCGCTGTCGTTATTGCTGAAATGGCTGGATTGCAAAATGCTTCTAGTACATTAGGCGATATGGCACCTACTTACTTCGTTTCAGTTGCTGCTATAGTAGCTGCATTTTACGGCAAATCTGCTCTAGAAAGCAAGAAGTAGCACTCCAAGTAACACGTTATAGTCTAGAAATAACGTTCAGCACAGGCGCTCACAGAGCGTCTGATGCGATTTATAAGTCATTGATTCTATTATATTTTTAACGCTTGACAATAGCCCTTTATATTGCTATACTGTATAGACAATATAGGTTTATAGGTTATTGATTTGAGTGTGGAAAAAAAGTGAAAATAAAGCTTGACATTTCGGTAGTTAGTCTGTATAATGTACTTATAAACTGAAAAAACAAGCTGTGAGGGCTTATATTATGATAAACACTAGTGAGCGTGAACAATTAGCTAACTACATTTCAGATGCTTTCAAGGACTTACACGGTCATCGTCCCAGATTTTTCCAGTGGGAAAGTGCAAGTCTGGTTTTTTTACGGTCTGAAGCAAAAGCTCTCAGCGAACAGATTGAGTACGAAATCCATCGTGACCGTCTTGAGATGGAAGCGGCAGCCGGCGCAATGTTGCAGTATGCCCCAGACTTAGAAACAGCCCAACGATGGGCACAGGAGGTGGCGTAATGAATTACTCTAAGTATCCTTGTCAGGTTGAGATGGTTAAATATCATCTAGATGGCATGAAAGCAGGTATGCACACCAAAGAGAACATGGGCTTTATGTCTTGGAACGATGCTTGCACATGGGCAGGGTCAGTTACCGAAAGCAAAAAAGTTGGGTATGTTGTTTTGGAGATGCGTAATCTCGAAACAAATGAGTTAGAAAAGTTTTAATTAATGCTTGACATTGTACCTCTGATTCTGTATAATGTTTAGTATAGTAAAGAATTTGAGAGTGATCTCAGATAGCGACCGTAAAGTCGTTTAATTTTAAATGAAAGTAACTTAAGGTGATTTAATTATGGCTACAACTACAACTACAACCACGGCAGCAACTAAGACACAAAACGCTAAGATTCTTAATTTTCTTCGTTCTGGTCAGTCTTTGACAGCCGCACAAGCAGTTTCTATGTTTGGTGTTAAAACTGTCAGCGCTCGTGTTGCAGAACTCCGTGCAGCAGGACAGCCTATTTACACTAATGTAAGCAAGGCTGGCAAAACTTCATATCGTCTAGGTCGTCCTAGCAGCGCTATGATTGCAGCAGCATATGCCGCTGTTGGTTCTTCAGTCTTCGGCTAAGAACTATTTGGTAAATCCAAATCGTCCTGGGATATGACATAAAACTGTCCTACCACTTTTTTTGTATTCGGTCGGAGATACTAATGGCTAACCATGTAGATAATGTATTAAGTATTACCACCGAAATACCAGAAGCAGCAAAATTATTCAATGAAGTATTCTCTAGCATACAAAATCTTGATGAATCCGGGCTTCAATACTCAAACTTCCTCCCGCAATGGGATGGAGATTGGCCTTCAAGAGATTACATGGAAGAAATCATCGGTGCTAAATGGGCAAATATTGAATCTGTTGCTGCTCGGCGTGTTGTGATAACTTCTGCATGGTCCTCTATATATGCTTATGTTAAGAACATGGGTCATTATCTTTCTGAAATAGATCCTAATGTTATTATCTCATGTAGGTATGAAGATGAATTTTATAATTTTGCAGGCGCAATGGTTTATTTTGATGGCGGTCTTGATTGGCAAGAAGAAAGTCTAGATTGGTTTATTGCAGACCGTTGTGAAGATTTAGGAATGATTAAAACAGACTGGGATTCATCTGAAGACTATGGGTGGTACAAATCAGTTGATCACAAACTGATTGAATGGGAAAATGACTTAATTGAAAAATCAAGGAATAATATATAATGGATACTAACACTGCAAAAAGAAAGATCGCTAACTGTATAGCTGCTAGTAAACGTTCTCTCAACCCAAGCTTTCAATCTTATTGGAAAGATACTGCTAATAAATTGGGTGTTAAATACAATGTAGATGTGAAGGAAATTGAAAAGTCTCCGGAATTTTATCAGTCAGCTAACTCTGCTAGTATGCACTAACAGGTAGTGTATTATAAACTACTTGATAGAATGTAAATATATCCCGGGGCTTCTATATGATAGTCCTGGGATTTTTTATTTGTAATAAAGAAAAACATTTCTCCTATAATTAATTGTTATAAATACTAATATGATTAAATTTAGCAAGTTTATAACCGAATCAGCGTCAAATGACGATAAGTTGACACATCTTGAACATGTGGAAGATCATGTTGTTCACGGTGGTTCAGACGGATTTGCCCACGCTTTTCATACGCTCAACGGTGTACATGAACAATTGCGAGGCGCTAAAAATAATACTAAGATTACTATGAAGTATGATGGTAGTCCTTCTGTTGTATTCGGTACACACCCAGAAACTGGCAAATTCTTTGTCGGTTCTAAGTCAGTGTTCAACAAAACGCCCAAGCTAAATTACACACCAGAAGACATTCAACAGAATCACGGACACGCACCTGGTCTAGTATCAAAACTGCAAGCAGCATTGACACATCTTCCGAAAGTACATGACGGTAAGGGTATCTATCAAGCTGACATTATGCATGCCGGAGATGTTAAGCACGAAGGTCACCGAGTGTCATACAAGACAAACACACTTACATACCATCATCCTGCTGATTCAGAACATGCACAGAAAGCAGTAAATTCTCACATAGGTGTAGCGGTGCATACAGCGTATGAGGGTAATAAGTTTGAAGACATGAAAGTTAAACAAGGACATGTACCAGAGCTTAAAGAACACGCCGATGTACATCAATTGCCTATTCACCATGATGTTTCAAAGGCAGTATACACTCCTTCTCATCAAGCAGAATACAAGAAGCATTTGGATGCAGCAGTATCAGAGTTTAAGAAAGCACCTAAGGAGTCTCACGCAGCGGTAGCTAAACATATTATACCTATAAAAACTTATATGAATGCTACCGTGAGAGATGGTACAACTCCTACACATGAAGGATTTTCAAAGCATTACTCTACTGCAATGAAAAAGAAAGTTGCTGGTGTTAAGACTGAAGCTGCTAAGAACAGGCATACTAAGACGCATGACGATACCATGCAACATGTTAAACAGAATAAAGCACACATTGAAAGCGCCATTGCAATGCAGCAACACTTACAAAAAGCTAAGACTGTGTTGACAGATGCGCTTAACTCACATAATACAATAGGACACGAAATAGCAGGAGCTCCTGCAAATCCTGAAGGGTATGTTGTCCATCATAATAATAAACCATCTAAGTTTGTGCATAGACACGAGTTTAGTGCTGCAAACTTTGCAAGGGCAGGTGATTAATGGCTGACAAGCATATGGTATTCTCATTCGGCAGGATGTCTCCTCCGACGGCAGGACACAGTAAAGTTGTGGATCATGTTACTAATACTGCCTCTAAACTAGGTGCGGATCATCGGGTTATTGTAAGTCATTCACAAGACAAGAATAAGAACCCGCTACACCCACAGCATAAAGTAGATTATTTGAAGCATGTTCACCCGACTGCAAACGTTGAATCCTCTTCTAAAGAGCATCCTCATTTTATGGCACATCTAGCTAAGATGCACAAGGAGGGCTACTCCCATGTTACAATGGTAGCAGGATCTGATAGAGTAGGAGAGTTTCAAAAATTAGCTGATAAATACAATGGTCCGAACGGCAGTTATAACTTTAAACATTTGAAAGTAGTATCAGCAGGACATAGAGATCCTGATGCAGAAGGTACTGCTGGAATCAGTGGTACTAAGATGCGTTCACACGCTGGTAATAACGATTATAAATCATTTAAGTCAGGGTTGCATCCTAATGCATCTGACGAACATGCGAAGAAATTATTTACTGCAACTCGCACTGGTATGGGTTTACATAAAGAACAAACAAGATTATCTTTTGGAGCATTTTTGAATGAACATAGAAGAAGTATACACTCAACTTAAAATTGACGAAGGTGTTAGATATAAAATTTATGCAGACCATTTAGGTCTAGCCACTTTCGGCATTGGGCATCTAGTAATAGCAAGTGACCCTGAATATGGTCAACCTTTGGGTACAGAGGTATCCGAAGATAGAGTGCGTGAATGTTTTGAGAGAGATTTAGACACATCTATATCAGAGTGCGGTGTACTATACGGCAAAGAAGAATTTGGTGCATTTCCAGAAGAAGTACAGCAAGTCCTAGTTAACATGATGTTTAACATGGGGCGTCCTCGTCTTACTCAATTTAAGAAATTCAATGCTCATATTCTTGCTCGAAACTGGTTAAGAGCCGCACATGAAGGCAGAGACTCTAAGTGGCATAGGCAAGTTAATAATAGAGCAGAAAGATTAATGATGAGATTAGATGTATTGAAGGGAGTAGAATAATGTTATCAACTGAGTTTTATGCACATGCTTGTATTGCAGAGCTTGCATACAAAGACATAGATAAAGATGTCAGAAAAGAATTTAAAGCCCTAGGATTTACTTCGATAAAGTTTATAGATATTGATGGCGCTCAAGCATATGTTCTAAGCAACAAAGAAAGAATCACTGTCGCATTTCGTGGAACTGAAGCGACTGAAAAAAGTGATATATACGCAGACTTAGAAATCACGCACGAAAAAGGATTTCACGAAGGATTCTACGAAGAGTACGAGAAACTAGAATTAGCAGTGCATGGTGAAGTTTCTAAACTCAGAGGACGAAAGAAGCGTCCAGTATATGTAACTGGTCATAGTTTAGGAGCAGCTATTGCTTCTATTTTCTGCTTTAATTATCACGAAGCAGTAGCATTATATACATTTGGTTGTCCTAGAAACGCATCTTGGTCAAAGTCTAAAGAACTTAAAGTACCACATTATAGATGTGTAAACAACAATGATATAGTACCTAAGATGCCACCTGCTATCTTGAACTATAGACATCACGGTGAATTGCATTACATCAATTTTTATGGTAATGTCCGTGTATTGACTTGGTGGCAAAGGTTTAAAGATTCTTGGCGTGGCCGAAGGGCGGCGTGGAGAAATAAAGATAAGTTTGACGGTATCAGTGATCACGGTATGACTGAATATTGCAGATGTTTAGAAGACAATAAATAAAAAAAGGAGATTGCTAAATGTGGTTCTTGTTACTTAAAGCAGCTTTTACTGGTATATTTGGATCAGCATTTGGCAAATGGTTTTTAACAACTCGTATGGGCAGATGGTTTCAAGATAAACTTAATGCCTATATGCAATACTTAGCAGTTAAATATGATATAAAAGTAGCTAAAAGAGAAGCTAAGTGGAAATCAGAATATCCTGGATTGGTAAAACGATTAGATGATATGGAAAAGGAAATAAAAACAATAAAAAAAGCCTCATCGGGAGTAAAGAGAGTCCCTAGGAAGAAAGCATGAAGACATTTAGCGAATGGTTAGAAGAAGAAAGAGGGTCAGATTCAGATGGTCATAAACGATCTACTGAGTCAGGCGCTGGATTGACAAAGAAAGGAGTCGCTGCACATCGCAGGGCTAATCCTGGTTCTAAACTACAAACTGCTGTGACTACGCCTCCTAGTAAACTAAAAAAGGGCAGTAAAGCAGCTAAACGCCGCAAATCTTTTTGCGCTAGAATGTCTGGTATGAAAGGTCCTATGAAAGATGAGAAGGGTCGCCCAACTCGTAAGGCTATGTCATTGAGACGGTGGAACTGCTGATGAAAATTGCATTATTCTTCTTTCTAATTATGTGTGGTATGGGCGCTGTCGGATACTTTTACTACAACGACACGCAAGATAGATTGGCGCAACTCAGAGAGAATAATACTAGACTTGAAATTGCTGCACAGACTAGCCAAGAAACAATTGGCCGAATGCAAGCAGATGCTACACAGTTTGCAGAAGCTAATACAAAACTGCGAGAAGAACTTGATGAGGCAGAAGAATACTCAGACGACCTCGCAAGTAAATTGAGAAGACATAATCTAACTGTCCTGACTTTACAAAAACCAGGCCTTATTGAAACGAGAGTGAACAATGCAACAGCAAAGTTATTTGATGAAATGGAAAACATTACGGGTAAGTCTGCTCCTGCTACTGCTGAGTAGTACGACCGCCTGTTCTCTATTTCCTTCACGCAAACCTGAAGAAGTTGTAATAACTCAGGTAGAATATGTAGAAAGGACTATTCCTACACAACCTCGTCCTAAGCCTGTATCTCTATATGACATAGAGTTTTATGCTGTCACAGAAGAAAACCTAGATGAGTTTTTGGACAGATTTGAAAAAGAAAACGGCGACATAGTATTCTTTGCTATCAGTGTTCCTGATTACGAAAACATATCACTAAATATGGGTGAGTTAAGACGATTTATAGAACAACAAAAATCTATCATTCTATACTACGAAGAGAATGTGAAACCGAGAGAAGCGGAAGGGACTGATGAAAACATTTAAGACCTATCTACTAGACGAAGACTTGCGAAAGTGGTTCGGCAAAGGAAAAGAAGGCGATTGGGTTCGTGTAGGGACTGACGGTGAAATTAAAGGCGATTGTGCTAGAGAAGAAGGCGAAGGTAAGCCCAAGTGTATGCCTAGAAGCCGAGCGCATGGCATGGACAAAGATGATAGAGCAAAGTCTGCTCGAAGAAAGCGCAGAGAAGATCCTGTAGCAGATAGAAAAGGCAAAGGCGGCAAGCCTGTTATGGTAGCGACAGAAGAAACTATCACCGAAAAAAATGTCCCCACTAAACCTGCTTTATGGTCTAAGTACAAGTCACAAGCAAAGGCTAAGTTTGATGTGTATCCTTCCGCATATGCTAATGGTTGGGCATCAAAGATGTACAAGAAAGCAGGCGGTGGTTGGAAGTCTGTGTCTGAGGGTGTACAAGCAGGCGTTGCTGAAGCGTGTTGGTCTGGATACAAACAGAAAGGCATGAAGAAGAAAGGTAATAAGGTTGTTCCTAACTGTGTACCAGAAGAAATGGTTAGCGAAATGCCTATGAGCGGTCCTACTGGCTCTATGTTTGCTATGAAGAAAGAAGGCAAAGAGCATTCTTGGAAGTCAGAAGGTCATTACACTAAAGACGGCAAAGAGTGGACAGGGCCTCAACACGCACACGATGGCCAAGTAATGACAGGTGAGAAGCACACCGCTGATAGTCAAGACTTGTATCACTACAAAGCACTTCCTGCTGATGTTAGGAAGAAAGTCGCAAAGACGATTGAAGAGAAGCTTCTTGCTAGAAAGAATAGCATCGGCGACTATATTAAAGATTTCAAGAAATCTGACGCCCCCCAGTTCAAAGGACGTGGTGAATCAAAGCGTAAACAGATGGCAGTGGCAGCTTACTTAAAGTCCAAGAGAAGAGACGGCGAGAGAGCATTGGGCGAAGATATCAAATACGACTCAAACATGGGTGCTATGGATTGGGGAACACCCGAAGGCACTGAGTACATGAAAGATGTTACTCCTGGCGAAAAGAAAAAGAAGTCAAAAGCAATCAAAGAGTCAGGTGCTGCACACGAAACTAAAGCAGAATACAGAAAAGATAATGCTGAAGATGCACCTGAGTTAGGAGATTATGCTTTTAGTAAACAAGATATTAAAGAGCTAGAATATGAAGCAGATAATTTGTCATATGAAGATGCACTTAGTTTAGGTGTGTTTGATGACGAAATAGATGACACGGAAGTAAATATTACTGAGGTGTTATCAGTACAAGGTCGTCTCAAAAGACGATTCGCAGCAAGAAAGAATAGACAGAAACTTAAAGTAGCCCGTGGCATAGCTTTAAGGCGTGGTTCATCACCTGATCGGTTGAAGAAAAGAGCAACTCGTGGTGCAAGGGGTATGGTATATAAACGTCTCCTAAAAGGCAGAGATAAGTCAGCTCTCCCACCAGCAGAGAAAGGCCGTTTAGAGAAATTGATAGGAATGTATGCACCTCTAGTGTCTAGGCTGGCAGTTAGAATGTTGCCAGGTATGCGTAAGATGGAAATAAATCGCATGAAGAGCAGGAAAGCAGGAACTAAGTCTTCTAAGAAGTATAAAGCAGCAAGACCTACAGCTAAGAAGCAAACATCGAAGAAATTCAAAATTAAGAAATAATTTAATATATAAGATTATTTTATTATAAATAAAGTGTAAATAATTTTATTATTTTAAAATTAACTTTAAAGTAAAACTAGGAAACAAGTATGAAAACTATTGTAGACAGCACAACAAATGTATCAAAGTATCTTCTTGCAGATGATAAAGCTGTTGCCATGGGCGCAGACGTTATCACTGTTGGTGATCCAGCAGAGTTCATTATCGGTGATATGAACAGCGGCAACGCTACTTTAATCGAAGGCGTATCAACTCCTGAGGATTATATGGGTTGTAAGTACACCTGCGCTGCTGACGGTACTTTTACCGCAGTTGAAGGCTGGGTTGATCCTCGTATAGAAGAAGAAGAAGGCGGCGAGTAAACTTTAACTCGGTATAAATCTTTGCAAAGATTAAAAGCTCCTGTATCTACGGTACGGGAGTTTTTTTATGTCTCCATATTATGCAATATTAATTTTGTATAAATACAAGTATGGACAAGAAAAAAAAACAACGATTAGAACAGTTAGTGCGTCAAGGAATTGTTCCTAGCAGCAAGCTTCCTATACTGATGCAAGCCATGAGCAATCTTCACATGGGCAAACAACTTATGCCAAAAGAAAGAGATGTTTTGGCGAAGTATATGTTCAATATGACTGACATAATGTTGAAAGATACAACCGTATTTAATCGTGCTAAATTACATACACAAAAAACAAGATACCAAACAGAGGAGACTGAAGTGGACTCTATAGATGAAAAAATGATTGGCGGCGTTGATGTTGTTGACGGCCCAGAAGATGAAGAGCGTATGAGACACGCCGCTCAAACTAAAGCTAAAAGGCTTTCCATTAAGAAGCGTGATAAATTCAGGCTACTATCACCAGAAGTAAAAAAAGAAAAAATGAAAGCTGGTGTAGAAGAGCAAGTACTCAAAATGAATGAGGACTATAAAGCTAAGTTTGAAGCCGCACTCAAGAAGTTCGGTGTTTCTAACATTCGTGATTTGCCTGCTGATAAGAAGAAAGAATTCTTTAATCATGTTGATGCTTCACATGTAGCGCAGAACGAAGAAGTAGAAATTGAAGAAGAATATACAAACTCTCACTTCCTGGGTGGAAATAAAGTTGTCAAAGTTAAAAGCAACGGTGCAACAGGAGAAGTTGTAGGAAGACATCGACAGGATAATGGAGATATTCATTTTACTGTAAAACACGGTGACACAACATCCAAGCATCCTGGGTCAAATCTTCGAGTACATAAAGAAGAAGTAGAAATCGAAGAAGATATGCAAGTCAAGCAAGCTATCGGCATTGCTTCTGATAAGCGTTACAAAGGCGGCGACATGACTGGCGCTGTTAGTGCAATCGAAAAGATGCGTAAAGGTTTGTCAGATCATCCTCAAGTTAAGGCAGTTCTCAAGCGACAAAACGAAGAGACAGAACAGCTAGACGAGTATGGCAACCCTGCTGCTACACCTGACAGACTTTCTATGATTAGAAAAGCGGCTGACAGAGTACAAAGTGGACAATCTGGTAAAGATGCTCAAAAACGAGCTAAAGCAGACATGAAGCAGAAAGGCGCTCAAAGGGGCATGGCTCCTACGAAGAAAGAAGTTGAAGAGCAAATAAATATAATGAGAAAAACTATTAAAGAAGGAACCGTTAGAGAAAAGGTTGAAGCTTACACTGAGTTGAATAGATTAATAGAACAATTTAAAATAACTGGAGAATTATAATGTCAGGATGGGGTAAGGCAGACGATAAAACAAGCACGGGTACGGTAGCTCTAGCAGCTCCTACTTCTACTTTTAACGGCGCATCTAATGTGGATAGTAGTATTATTACAGTTGCTGCTCATCCATTTCGCAATGGCGATAAAGTCAATTACATTGATGGCGGCGGTACACAAGTTGTTGGTCTTGTAGATACTACAAACTATTTTATTACTAATGCTACCACAAACACAGTTCAATTAGCGTCTTCACAAGAAGATGCACTTCGAAATGTTCCAGCAGTCATTACACTTGCTGATGGTGCTGGTGCAGCACACAAACTTACTCTCGCCTTTGCACCTGGCACTCGTGGACTTATTACTGGTGCTTCATCAGCAGACTTTGAAGGCGCCGGTCAAGAAGCATTTGTTGGTGATATTATCACCGTTCTAACACAACAAATGCTTATCCTTTCAATTGAAAGCGCAACTAAATGTACTGTAATGAATCTTGACCGTTCAGTAGCTCTTGCAGCCTTTAGTGCAGCCCAATATACATTGAATGAAAAGCCACTCTCAATTGGTTCTGATGCTAATGTTAGTTCTTCTGATGTTTATGGTATTGATTCTGCTGAGATGGTTGGCGGTGCTGACAATGTTGTTGCGTCATCAATTTCAAACGCTGGTACATCATACCTTGAAGCTCCTGCTGTAACTGTAACTGCTCCGGCAGGTCTTGTAGTTGCTACGTCAGCAGTAAGTATTGCCGCAGACACCATCACTATAACAGGTCACAATCTTAATACTGGTGACAAGCTTACTTACACCCATCAAGGTGGTACTGCTCTTGCTGGTCTTGCTAATGCTACAGCTTACTTTGTAATTAAAGTAGACGCAAACACAATTCAAGTTGCATCTAGCTTGAGCAATGCAAACGCTGGAACTAAAATTACATTGACTGGTACTGGTAACAACGCACAAAAATTCACTGGTGATACTGCGGCAGTTACTGCTTCTGTTGCTGGCGGTGTTGTTTCTGCTCTTACTATTACAGACGTAGGTTCAGGTTATACTGCTGCACTTCCTACAATGTCTATGCCGATAGCTCGCCGTACTATTCCACTCGCATCTGTTGCGGATGGTGTCACTGATACTATTACATATACTGCTCACAGTTTAGATACTGCCGCTGAAGTTAAATACCAAGACGGCGGCGGCACTGCCCTTGCTGGTTTAGTTGATAACACTTCATACTTTGTTTCTGCCCTCGGAGCCGGTGCTGATAAGTTCCGTCTTGCTACTTCTGCTGTTATAGCTGCCGGTTCTAACTTAGGAACTGTTGTTATTGGCGGAACAGGCGGTCAGTTTACTTGTGCGGCTGCTACATTGGCAGCAGGCGACCGTATCCAGATATCTGGGACATTAGGTGGCACTGGTGCGATTGCTGGTTATGCTACAGGCACTGTGTATAAAGTTTCTGCTGTAACTGGTTCTTCACCAAACGTAACTGGATTCACCTTAGAAACTGAAGCAGACCAAGCTATTGTAACGACTGCTGGTACACCAACTGGTCTAACATATCTAGCTGCTACTGTTATTAACTTTACTGGCCAAGGCAATAACGCTCAATTCTTCGAGCTTATTGGTGAAACAACTGCAACTGGCGTATTTAGTCGTGGTATTGGCGGCGCTGAAGACGGTGCAGGTGGTGTTGCTCACTCAGGTTGGGTAAAACGTACAGTTGGTACTGGCGCTCGTGCAGGTCGTATACAGTATGAAGTTCTTGTTGCACTATCTAAGAACGGAATTACTAGTGATGCGGCTGACGATATTCAGATTCCAGACTAAGGATTATTTCATATGGCAGATGCGAAACTATCAGAACTAACAGCGGCCACTACGGCCGCTGGAACTGATTCACTATATTTGGTGCAATCAAGTAGCAGTAAAAAAATTACTATTGCTAACTTGTTTGCTGATGTAGCCACACCGGTTAAATTTAGCGATACTATCGCTATCACTGATACTAACACACAAACTACTGCAGGCGCAATTCTGACTACTACTAATATTACTCATATTAGCAATGTAGATGCAGCAGGAGTTTGCACATTAGCAGCAGGAGTTGATGGTCAAATTAAAATCATTGTTATGGTTTCTAATACAGGCTCTCATACTGTAACATTGCAAGACACAACGGTTGCTAACGATATAACATTTACTGCTGCAGGTCACTCTGCAACCTTACTATATACTAATAGCAAATGGTATTTCATCGGGGGTACCGCTACAGTATCATAGGACTTTATAATGTTTCAATTGAATGAAGATAATTTTTTGCTTTTCGCTGTAAAAAATTATCACAACCCAGGGTCAATGGGTATGTCTGACCTTGAGAATGATTTAAAAAAAATTAAGTATGTAAAACGGCTTCTTAACCGGTATCAAAAGACTGGTGAAATAAGTGAAAGGCTTGTACTGAATCATTTAGTAATTCTGTACAATGTCTTTGGTGACGCTACTACGGATATGTTATTTTACAAATTGGAAAAAGAATTTTGGACTGATTTAAAAACATATTTAGTTTATTTACAACGAATGCCATTGGAGACAGTAGTTTCTCCGGGCATTAAAGAAACAGACATATCGTTAAATGTTGAGTTAATAGAAGTGTTAAGGGCGCTGTAATGGGAAGATTAGCAGACGGATATATAACATTAAGAATTCTTAAAATGTTATCCACTCCTATAGAAAAAACCAAAGCATACGAATTAGGACTCGTTGACTCTGATGGAAAACAACTAAAAAAAGCTGTTTCTACCTCAGAAAAAGATTCCTATTCCATGCTTCAAAGATTCGTTTTCAAAGTTCAACGGTCTTTGATGAAATCTCCTGACAGAAATTCTAAAAGATTATTGACATTAGCAGCAGCTCTTAGTATACTAAAAGAGAATGATGACTTAGACGATTTAGACGTTGATACGTTATTGGAAATGTATTCTTCATTTGAGGACGTAGAACAAAACGCAAGACTACTAGAATACAACTTACTTTCCTTCAATACCTTTTTAGATGAAGAAGTAGCTGCTAATTCTGCTGGTAGTGGTAGTGTTGATGGTATAGGAGTAGGGGACGAAGGCGAACCCGGAAAAGACGCTCTTATTATGCCAATGATAAGACGCAAAAAGAAGAAGAAATATGGCAACAGTTAAAAGTATAGATACAGAACTTGCAGTAGTGAAAAACGAAGTAGGTCAAATGGGCCAACTCTTTGCTAAGTTAGAAATTGCACTTGATAAGATCACAGATGTTTCTAATAATATTGGGCAAATTTTAGCTGTACACGAAAGAAGACTTGAAGATGGAGAACAACACTTCGAAGACTTGAAACGTGAAATGGAACATGCTGAAGAAAAGTTTGACGATGAAATCAAAGATTTGCATTCTCGCCTTACCACCAATAGTAGAGAGATAGAAACTAAAATGACAAACGAGATAGATAAAGTCTTGGATGCCATAAAAGACCTAAAGTCGCATATGGTAGATAAGCATAATCAACTAGAAGTACGCTTGGCCGCATTAGAAAGATGGAGATGGATATTATTGGGTGCGTTTGCTGTGGGTGGTGCATTGTTGGGTAACGGGGTAGATTTTTCTAGTTTGTTTTAAAAAAACAGCTTGACAAACACCTAAGTTTATACTATAATAAACCTATACTCATGCTATAGGTTTTTTTTATGTCGCTGTTTGTAGATTTGAAATATATAAATATGATTTCTCATCGTTTGGAACGATTCAAGCGTAAGGATGATTACCTGTTTAATTGCAGATGTCCAATTTGCGGTGACTCTTCCGGCAGTAAAATAAAAGCTCGTGGATACATTTATAAAAAAGAAGATGGATTATTCTATCGATGTCATAACTGTGACTTCGGAACCACTCTCGGCAAATTTGTAGAACAACTTGATCCTACTTTGTACAAAGAGTATGTGTTAGAAAAATTCATTGAACCTAAGAAAAAAATAGTAACGATAAAGAAAAAAGAACCTAACCCAGAATACGCTTTCGATTTTAAACCTGCATTTGATAAGCCATCATCTCTTATTGGCAGCTTAATGGATCGCCTAGACACCTTGTCAGATAACCATGAAGTTGTTAGATATGTCAAAGCTAGAAAGATACCTGAATCAACCTACAACAGATTGTACTATGTTGACGATATTAGGGAGCTTTCACAATTAAACTCCAAATACGCAAAAGCACTAAATATAAAGCAGCCTCGCCTGGCCATGCCGTTTATCCGCATGGATGGTCAACTGTCGGGTGTAGCTCTTCGGGATATCCGAGGCGGAAAATTAAGATACATCAATCTAAAAGTGAAAGAAGAAGATCCTACTGTCTTCGGTATGGATGTAGTTGATCTCAAGCGTGAAATCTTCGTAGTCGAAGGCCCTATAGATAGTTTGTTCATCGACAACTCAATAGCAGCCGCCGGTTCAGCATTCAACAAAATTGACTTGTTGGGCTTGACGCACTTTACTGTGATTTTTGATAATCAACCTAGAAACAAGGAGATATGTAGTTTAATACATAAACAAATAAAATCCGGTAATCGGGTTTGTTTATTTCCAGAGGACATAGTAGAGAAAGATATTAATGATATGGTGTTAGCAGGCTTGACAACAGACAATATTAGTAGTATAATAAACAATAATACATACGAAGGTCTTGAGGCCGAACTACGATTTACAGAATGGAGAAAATGCTAAGATGTCTGTTTGCCTAATAGGAATGACTACACCATCCGCTGTAACTGGATGTAATACTGCTAATGAACTCATTGCATATGCTGCACGAGTAAGTAACCCAGAGAACCAAAACAACACAGAAACAGCATCAAAACTGTTAAAATACCTCATAAAACACGAACATTGGAGCCCTTTTGAGATGGTTTCTGTCACTATGGCGATTACTACTACCCGTGACATCTCTAGGCAGATTTTAAGGCATCGTAGTTTTAGTTTCCAGGAATTTAGTCAAAGATATGCAGTTTCTACAAATTTTCAGACTAGAGATTGTAGGTTACAAGATAGAAAGAATAGGCAAAATAGTATAGAAGCAGATGACGCTGATCTATCTAAATGGTGGAAGATGGCACAAGAAGAATTGATACGAAAGTCTAAGTTGGTATATCAATCAGCATTAGACCACGGAATTGCAAAAGAACAAGCAAGGGCTGTACTACCAGAAGGTAATACAGAAACAACACTATACATGTCAGGCACACTTCGTTCGTGGGTACACTACTGCAAACTTAGAACTGGCCCGGAAACACAACAAGAACATATCGATGTTGCAGCTAAATGTTGGGACGTTCTCAGACAACATTTTCCAGATGTAGCAAAAGCGGTAGAGGAGCTGTAATGGCAAAGAAAGAATATTTAGGAATACAAATAGATTATGCAAGAGACTCCTTGTTTGATAAACTCGGCGTAGCTCGTTTACAAGAAAGTTATATGCGTGAAGATGAAACTTCACCGCAAGAAAGATTTGCACATGTGAGCAATAAATTCAGTAGCAATCCTGAACACGCTCAACGACTCTATGATTATAGCAGTAAACATTGGTTATCGTATTCTACTCCTATTCTTTCATTCGGGCGATCTACTAAAGGAATGCCCATCTCATGTTTTTTAAATTACATAAATGATACAGCAGAGGGTCTCGTTGAAAATCTTTCTGAAACAAATTGGTTATCTATGCTTGGCGGGGGCGTTGGGATTGGTTTTGGTATCCGTAGCTCCGATGATAAGTCTGTGGGTGTTATGCCTCATCTCAAGACTTACGATGCATCGTGCCTCGCATATCGCCAAGGACGCACTCGCCGCGGCTCTTACGCTACTTACTTGGATATTTCTCACCCAGACGTTTTAATGTATCTGGAGATGAGAAAGCCTACTGGTGATCCAAATGTTCGCTGTCTGAATCTACATCACGGTATCAACATCTCAGATAGGTTCATGGAACTAATTGAACGAGCAATGACCGATCCTAACGCAGATGATGGGTGGAATCTTATTGACCCTCACTCAGGTGTAATCAGAGAAACAGTATCAGCTAAATCACTTTGGCAAAAGATTCTTGAACTACGAATGGAAACAGGTGAACCTTACGTTCACTTTATTGATACTAGTAACCGACACTTACCTGAGTGGCAGAAAGAATTGGGACTCAAAGTACATCAATCAAACCTGTGTTCAGAAATAATTTTACCAACTAATAAAGATAGAACAGCCGTTTGCTGTCTTTCTTCTGTAAATCTAGAGTACTATGATGCTTGGAGCAAGAACGGCTTATTCTTAAAAGATATGGCTGAAATGCTAGACAATGTATTACAGTATTTTATTGACAATGCCCCTGATCAGGTAGCACGAGCTAAATTCTCAGCAACTCGTGAAAGAAGTATTGGTGTCGGTGCATTAGGCTTTCACGCTTATCTACAAAGCAAGAATATTCCTTGGGAAAGTGCAATAGCCAAGGGTACTAATCTGAGAATGTTTAAACACATACGAGGAAAACTTGATGTCGCAAATACAGAACTCGCAGAAGAAAGAGGAGAAGCTCCAGACGCTAAAGGAAGAGGCAAGCGATTTAGCCACGTCATGGCGATTGCTCCCAATGCGTCTAGTAGTATTATTATGGGGAACACTTCGCCTAGCATTGAACCTTTTAGGGCTAATGCTTACCGCCAAGATACATTATCTGGAGCTTTTCTTAATAAAAATAAGTATCTTGTGGAGCTTATTAAAAATAAGATTGAAACTGGGGCGACTAAACAGGCAGAAGACGAAATCTGGTCCTCAGTAATATCAAACGACGGATCAGTACAACACTTAAACTTCCTCGATGCTTGGGAGAAAGATGTTTTCAAAACATCAATGGAAATAGATCAGAGATGGGTGATAGAACACGCTGCAACTAGACAAGAGTTTATTGACCAAGCACAATCACTCAATCTGTTCTTCCGACCAGACTCTAATATTAAGTATTTACATGCTATTCACTACATGGCATGGAAGCAGGGATTGAAAACACTTTACTATTGCCGATCAGAAAAGCTAGGTAAAGCAGATAAAGTATCTAACAAAATAGAAAGGCAGATTATCAAAGAAATTGATATGACTTCTCTTGTGAACGATGACACTTGTTTGGCATGTGAAGGCTAACTAAGAACAAAAATAAGGTAAAGATTTAATGGCAAAAGAAAAATTAAAACTCCAAGACGAACGAGCTACGTTCAAACCTTTCAACTATCCTTGGGCATACGATGCTTGGATAAAACATGAGCAGTCTCATTGGCTTCATACAGAAGTACCGATGAATGAAGATGTTAATGATTGGAAAAGTAAACTAAATGAAGCTGAGAAGGGGTTTCTTACTAACATTTTTAGATTCTTTACTCAGGGTGACATTGATGTTGCGGGTGGGTATGTAAATAATTACTTGCCACACTTTCCGCAACCTGAAGTCCGTATGATGTTAATGGGATTTGCAGCAAGAGAAGCACTACATGTTGCAGCATACTCTCACCTAATCGAAACTCTAGGTATGCCTGAGTCAACGTATAATGAGTTTCTTGAATATGAAGCGATGGCTAATAAGCATGAATACTTTTTAGATTTGTCTAATGATACACAAGACAAAACAACCATAGCAACTAACATTGCAGCCTTCTCAGCATTCACTGAAGGTATGCAGTTGTTCTCTTCATTCATTATGTTGTTGAATTTCCCACGACATGGTAAGATGAAAGGCATGGGGCAAATTATTACTTGGTCTATTGTTGATGAAACTATGCATGCCGAGTCCATGATTAAATTGTTCCGTGAGTACATTGAAGAGAACCTTAATATCTGGAACGATGATCTAAAAGGCAAGATATATGCTATTGCTGAAAGAATGGTAGAGCTTGAAGACAAGTTTATTGACTTAGCATTTACACTAGGTGACATGGAAAACTTATCAGCAGATGATGTTAAAAAGTATATCCGATACATATGTGACCGAAGACTGATTAGCTTAGGTCTCAAAGGCATCTTTAAAGTGAAGAAGAATCCTCTCCTGTGGGTCGAGGAAATGATTAATGCTCCTACTCACACAAACTTTTTTGAAAATAAGGTGACTGATTACAGTAAAGGTGCTATAAGCGGCGATTGGGGTGATGTTTGGGCATGAAGCCAAAATTTATAAAATACTTTGCTAAGATAGCAGAAGAGACTGCAAAATTATCTACTGCTAAAAAGCTGCAAGTGGGGTGTGTCATTGTAAAAGATAATAGAATTCTTTCTATTGGTTACAATGGCACACCTGCAGGATGGGACAACGCATGTGAAGAAATTGTTCCACCGAACGAGTGGGTTGATTATGAGCAACTGAAAACCAAGCCAGAGGTAATACATGCAGAGAGAAATGCTCTTGATAAAGTAGCCAAGAGTACAGAATCAACGGATGGTGCAGTACTTTTTGTCACTCATACTCCTTGCATCGAGTGTGCGAAAAGTATTTACAATACTGGCATTACAAAAGTTTACTATATAAATGACTATGATGCCACTCAGGGATGTGGCAAAAACTTTTTAGAGAAAGCCGGAGTATTAGTATGTCCAGTATAATAATAAAAAAAACAGTGGAATGCGAAGAGTGTGAAGCAGAATACAAAGTCCGTCACGATATGTCTGACAGGCATTATGTCGTGACTTTTTGTTCTTTTTGTGGTACAGAGTTAGAGATTGAAACGACACTTGATGACTTTATAGATGAAGATGAAATAGAGGAAGATTGGTAATGGCACAAGGACAATGGGCTGGCGGTAAAGGAAGTGCCCAACGCAAAGTAGACAAGAAAAAGTACAGCGATAACTGGGATGCAATCTTCAGTAAAAAGTCTGATACGGATCTAAAATTTACGACTGCTGAAGACTTTATAAATAGTACACTTGATAATGAAGGTGTACTTGATGGCAGTTGTAAAGAAGAAGACGAAGAAGAAACCTAAGGAAAAACAAATTCACCGAGTGTATGTTACATACTTTCCAAATGGTGATTATTACATAGGGTATTCTGGAAAAACTCAGAAGCTCTATGAAAAATACTATGGTAGCTCAAAGTATGTCCTAGAATATGAAGGACAACTTGACAAAGAAACTATAGCGGAATATGAAAAAAAATCTCATGCAAAAATGTGTGAGTTTTTATTACAATGGCAGCAGAGAAAAGATCCTAAATGTTTGAACTCGATGTTAAACATCAGGTTGAACAAGGAGCCTCTGGCCACTTTTGAACCTATAGAATGGAGTCCGAGATGTTCTTTATAGTACTATTAATAACTTCTGCCCTTGCAGTATCTGCGGTAGCTGGATATTTTTCTATTGTAGGACTTGTAGCAATATTCCCCTCGGCCGAAACTCCTATCCTTGCAATGGGTATTGTCTTAGAAGTGGCTAAACTAGTCACCGCCTCTTGGATATATCGTAATTGGACAACAACCAACGCCCTCTTGCGTACATACTTCACCTCAGCAGTTATCATACTTAGCGTTATTACCTCACTAGGAATCTTTGGGTTCTTGTCCAAAGCACACCTTGAACACAGCGTCCTCACGGGTGATAATACTTTGTTAGTCGAAAGACTTGATAGAAGAATATCGTCCGAGCAGCGAGCAATTGATGACGCTGAGTCTGTTATAAGTCAGCTAGATCAATCAGTACAGACTCTAATGAATTATGATAGGATACGAGGCGCTGACGGCGCCATTGCTGTTCGTCAGGGACAGGCAGCTGAACGGCAGCAACTTAACACAGTAATAACTCAATCTGTAAATAATATTGATTCTTTCTCGGAAGAAAAGTTGATACTAGAAAAAGACCAACTTGCAATTGAAGTTGAAGTGGGTCCAATAAAATATATCGCTGAAATGATTTACGGTAGTTCGGACAAAGAAACTATTGATAAAGCAGTACAGATTGTAATAATATTGTTAATATTAGTTTTTGACCCATTGGCTATTCTTTTAGTTATTGCAGCTAACATGAGCTTGAAACAGCGGCGTGGTGAAAGTATAGCATTTATTTCGGAAAAAGATTTGGAGAAGTCTGAAGATTTTAATCTTGAAACCGAAAGTGAAGATGAAGTAGAGACAGAGATGGCAGAGATGCCAGAGATGACAGAAATTTCTGAGATAGTTGAATTGTTAAAACCCGAACTCGAAGAAGAACCAGAAGTAATACCAGAGCCTAAGCCAGTAGTTCGCCGCCGAAAGCGGGCAGAAGCAGTACCTGAGTTAGAGCCTGAGCCAGAGCCGGAAAATCCTAATATGGTTATCACTGATGACGATATGCAACATGTTCAACGGCTTGATAGAAGGGTTCGGAGAAAGTTAGAATGGCTCATTGATAAGAAAAGTTAAGTACCACGCAATATAGTTTTGGAATTGAAGTAAAGGAGTAATACCAGAACCGGAAGTAACCGAAGTAACCGAAGAGGGAATAATCCCAGAATCAGATTATGAAGTAATACCGGGGATAAAAATAGAAGTAGTACCGGATAAAAATCTTGAAGATATGATTATGACTGATGACGATATGCAACATGTTCAACGTTAAGTAGACTGCTGTTGCAGTCTAGATAGACAGAAGAGTACGGCTTAAATTAGAATTTCTCTAATTTTTTATTTTTTGCTTGACAAGGAGATACATTGTATGCTATTATTATTACATGTTTTTAGTGAAAGTAAGTGAAGGTAACTGTCATAGGTAACGGAATTTCTAGAACACCAATTCCTTTACATAAAATACCGGGCGTGACAGTCGGATGTAACGAAGTTTACAAAGAAATGACTCCAAATTATCTTTGTGCAGTAGACTATGTAATGTTATACGAATTGCACGAAAGCAATTACAAAGGACCAGTTTGTTTCAGATTTAAAAGTTTGAACTTACAGGGACTTAAACCGAAGAGAGATTGGTTTTGTCCTAACTTTATGGATCATAATAGCAGCGGTCATGCTGCCATAGAGTTAGCGGCAGGACTAGATGCCACTGAAATTGATATTTTAGGATTTGATTGCCAAGTAGGAAGAGTGTACGGAGAACACACTCCTCCTTCTAGCTTTCAGAGATGGGTCGATACTTTGATACATCAGGCAGACAAGTATCCGGTCAGAAGAATAGTAGGTGAAAACAGTTTAGACATACCTGAAATAAAAAACACGATTAGTGTGCAAGATTATATTAATGAACTAGAAAGGAAATTACATTATGGCGATATATCATCCAGAAAGAAATGAATTGAATTGGCAAGGTACTGTAGTTGACTACCTAACACGTTACGAGTGCGAAGTACAGTTTGAAAAGGCTGACGGAACAATTCGTGACATGCAGTGTACTCTACAAGATTCTATAGTACCAGCCACAAAAGGCACTGGGTCGGATCATAAAGCAGGTATTATTACTGTCTTTGATACTAAAGTCCAAGGCTGGAGAACAATAAAGTTCGATAAAATCATTGAGTTTAAAGTACAAAATGAATATATTCGGTCTCCGAATTAATGCTTGACAAGTCATGTTGCTCCTGTTATAATTAGTACTATAATATAAATGAAGGAGTCCTCCAATGGCAAAACGTTCACGTAGTACACATGTTCTTCCGGAACCTAATTGGAAAGAATATAAACAATATACTGACGAGAGCAAACGTGAGGTAGCGTTTAGCTCTTGTGAGTATTTCGTACATTATGAAGTTCCAGATAAGTCTGGTGTTCCTCATCTAAAGAAATGGATGAAGGAAAACTATCCTGCCGATGATGTTAAAGTTATCGCTAAGTTGCCTGACTCAGCATTGCACTCATTTGCAAAGTACGCTTATGTGTGGTCTAAATTGGGCTACATGACAGAAAAGCACACAGAGTTCCTAATGAACCTGCGACCTATTCTAGTCGATAAAGGTAACGCTTTTGTTGCTGATAAGGAAGAGGCACCCGCAGTAAAGTTGTCAGTTGTTCGCAACAATCTTCCAGACTTTATTGATTCAGTAGAGGACGCATTTCATCATGTGATTTCTGGGCAGAATGTAAAGGTAGAGTCTCTGATAGATGCAAGTAAACTATCAGCACCCGAATTGTCAAAAGCATACACAGAGATTGATGTTCTTGCATCAGAGTTCCGTGAGGTATTGGCACTACGCAATAAGGCTGAATTAGGTGATTGGGATCAACAATTGGTAGATGGTTACTCTCATGTTAAACTACCTATGCTAAAAAAGTTAGTAGACTTTGCAGCACAGTTACAAACTGGCTTGCTTGAAACAAAACAGTCTAAGAAGATTGTACGCATTCGCCGTAAGAAGCCTACTGATAAAACTAAACTAGTACGCAAGTTAAAGTTCATGGCAGAGTATAAAGAACTTAATCTTAAAAGTGCTAATCCTGTTGACATCATAGGTGCATCTGAAGTATGGGTGTATGATGTCAAGCGCAAGAAGATAGGCGTATATGCATCTGACTACGAAGGTACTCTAGGTGTGAAAGGTACCAGTATAGATAATTATTCTGATGCTAAATCTTATGAGAAAACATTACGCAAGCCTGAACTACAACTGCCAGAGTTTATGGCAGCTAGGAAGAATGGCTTGCATAAATTTGTTGACAGTGTACGAGGCAAGAAGCTCTCTGCACGAAAGCGTCTACT